ATGATAACTAAAGACACTCAGATAAAGGCTCTTAAACCAGAGGATAAACGCTACTCAAAATCGTTGGGTGACGGGCTGTCTATTGATGTAATGCCATCTGGTAAGAAGTCATGGGTGCTTGCCTATGTTAAGGCTGGCAAACGCACACGAACCAAACTTGGCACCTATCCGGTTTTATCCCTCAAGGATGCTCGCACGCTGGCGCAAGAAATGCAGCGTCAAGCGATTATGGGCTACAACGACATACTGGTTGAAGACTTGGTGCAGGAGTGGCTATCTGTCTACAGTCCTGCTTGGACCAGTCAGAAGTATCACGATACCGTTGTGTACCGATTGGAGTTGGTCACACACCGCATTGCCAAAGTGAAAGCCAATGATGTGAATCGTGCCATGATATCGAACGAGATCAGTTTGCTTATCGCCAACGGCACTATTGAAACAGCTAATCGATGTCTACGCTTGCTTAATTCGTTGTTTGATTACGCACTGGCAAAAGACTATGTGCAGAACAATCCTTGTTCCTTGGTCAGCAAGATGATCCCATCACGTAAGGTCATCAACATGGCGTGTCTGCCTATTACTGAAATGCCAAAATTTTGGACAAAGCTCAATTACTTAGATATGCAGCACGAAACCAAGCAAGCAATCGCACTGTATAATTATCTTGCTTGTCGTCCTTCTGAGCTTGCAAAAGCAAGATGGGATAGTGGGGAGTTTGATTTAGAGAATGGAATTTGGCTGTTACCAGCGGATAGAATGAAAATGCGTCTTGAGCACATGATACCGCTTGCCGAAAAACCGTTGGAAATACTGCGTGACCTATATACCAATCGTACCAATGACGAGTTCGTATTCAAGAAAAAAAATAAGCCCTGGGAGCACATGCCGACGGAAACACCACTAGCAGCAATTAAGCGTGCTGCAGGTGCTGGCAAGATGACTACGCATGGTTTTAGGTCGCTACTATCAACGCATGCAAACGCTTCAAAAGAGTTTGATAAAGATGTTATTGAGCGCCACTTAGCGCACGTACCAGAAAACAAAGGCCGTTTTGCCTACAATCGCGCTGACTATTGGGATGAGCGCGTCCGATTGATGGAGTGGTGGGCTGATATTGTCACACCGTGGATTTATCATCAGGCATAAAAAAAGGCGCATTAAGCGCCTTCACCGTCTGGAATTTCAGCATCAGAAAATTCTACTTCCTTGATATGATCAACCGTTGTTTCTTTCCACCATTTCAATTGAGCATTGGTTCTGTCTGGTGGGTATTTATGCATGTAGTGTTTTTTAAAAGTACGTGGGTCCTTAAACCCACACTCATTCGCTACGTCTTTTAACGTCAACCATCTAATCATCGTTGTTCTCCTTACATTGTTCGTCATTTACCACATCGCGGTCAGCCAAGAATAAGCACCAACCATCCGCTAGACCTTCGGACAGTAAATCCGTTATCTGTTTGCGCTTAGGGTCATCGATATCATCAAAACCGATAACGATGGTATTTTTATATTTTTTGGTCACTTTGCATCTCACTATTGAAATTCAAAACCCATTTGCGCGTTAGACAGCGCAAAGGATTTGTAATGTTTAAAAATATCTTGCACAGCCGATTGCTCAAGCCAGATGCAATTCACGTTTAGATGAGCTTTGGCTTTGGATAGCTCGTTATCTACAAAGCCAATATTGTTCACGTAGCTGTCGCTAGATATCAGGAAGCTGTCTTGCTCTTCGCTACTCCAACTGCCGCTAAAGTAACGCCACAGTGAAACTTCTATCGTATCTTCGTCGTGAATATGAAAATACAGATCGTACTTATAATTGGTGGTAGGAATATGTAGTAACTGACTACCAATCGATAAGGGTGCTTGCTTAAAAAGCATTAAGTGATTAAAGTCAGAACAACCTGTTAGATGTTTAAAATCAGACATTAGACACCTCGTCTAAACATTCACGCGCATTCTTGATGTGAGCGCGTAACTTAATATTTTCGCCAGCTAAATTTTGAACCTTCTGACGTAGTGCGATTAAGTCTTGCTGGTCCTTCTTGCGTGCGACCTCATAATCATGACTGACCGCGCTTTCAATCATGTCGGCAAACTGCTTTGCACCCGGTAACAGGGTGCAACTTCCATCATCTTCTTTGCTTACCGCCATGAAACACGCTTTTGCCATTTTTACCAATCTTTCATCATTCATGAGGAAAAGCTCCTATATTGAAATGCTTGACGCACCAAGCTTTAGCGTCTTCTACCGTGTCAAAATAACCATCATCAACGACATGATCATCTGATTTTTTAATCGCAATGTAGGGCGCTGGCGCATCAGGTCTTGAGCAAATATGATAGCTATCACCATTATCAATCTCTGCTACAGCTGGCAGGCCGTATTGCTCATGCCGCCAATTCAATAACCGAATGTCTTTGATGGCTTTCTGACAAGCTTTGATTAAGTAAGGCTTGTCCTTGATGTTGTCGAACACCCAGTCAAAATACTCGCGATCTTTAGCGTGACAAGCCACTTCTTTTATGACTTTACCTTTGTGTTTGCCAAAATCAAAAATGATGGGCGTTCTGGCTTCCTCGCTGGCAAGATGTAGCTGTTCCATACTGGTGATGTTGCCTAGCTTGCATAGGTGCTCTAGCAGCCATAACGTAAAGGTGACATCCCAGCCAGCATTGTGAGCATTGCGACAATACTTACGTGCTAGCTCAGGGTTAATAGCGTAGGTGGGTGCGCCTAGTGAGTGACTATCCAAGTCGGGCAGCAATCGACGCGCCAGCGCTTGTGTGCAAATACCTTTGTACTGGCTAACATCGACGCCAGCATTAGCAGCGACTTGAATGTCAAAATCCACGTTATGACCTATGATGTAGGCTTCACCTTTTGGTAGATACATCGGTACCGCTTCTTTATGGCTCAACATACCTTTTAGATCGTGTTTTGTGATATGGCTGACCGCCATAGCACCATAACTTATCTGTCTATTAGGCTTGCAGAATAACCAGTTGCTGCAAGGCGGTGTTAGTGATGGCCCAGTAGGGAAATACTCACGCAAAGATTTATTAAAAAATTCAATGTGGGTATACCCAAGCTGTGTCGCTTCCGCTTCTTTGCTCACATCCGTTGCTTCAAAGTCGATAATCATTGCTGGCGTGTTCATGACACTTCGTCCTTATTGTTATTTTTCAGCACAAGATTGGCTATCGTTCCAAGCTCTACCATCGTAAGATTTTTTAAGGCGCCACCGCGCAATTGGTTAATGGCGTTCTTTATCTGGTATGCTAGATCCTGTTTGTCTTTTTCATGCTCATAGCAATCACTACTGGCGTATAGAGTTAAGTGGGAATCAAAGGTGTCTGCCTCGCGTTTCGAGTCAACATAAAACCTTCTATGAGCAAAATCTTTCAGCGTAAAATATCTAGTACCAACTTTTTCAACGGTCACAATCCTACGTATGGGAGGGGAGTTTCTTTGGCGCTCTGTTACGAATAAATCCTGACCAGCAATCGGTTTTTTCTTTAGGAAGCTTCGCTGAACTTCTTCCATTGCATCATTAGCGAAGTCGGACATTTCTTTTAGGTCGCTCATGCTTTTGACTCCTTTACAAATTCTTCAAACAGATAGTTATAATCGAAAGGTTGTGCCAAGCCCATGACTGGCGCCTTCTTCTGTTGCTCAGCCTGCAATACTTCCACGTCAATCTCTTTCGGGAATTTGGTCATATCCTTCTGAGCGCGAACAATAATGTAAGTTTTGCTCATATCCATAAGACCGCTACCACCGCGTGCTGCATCAACTGCCATGTTCGCCGCATCCGGTATCGTTTCCCTGCCGCCATAACTTTGATACTCGATAGTCGCGCAGTATCTATTACCATCATTCATAAAGACATGCGCTGTCACTACGAACATGCGTGGCTCATTCATAATCGTGGCGCGTAGCTTTCGGTCCAACCAATCGCCTTCGTACTCAGTGTGAATCCTAACTTCATTGCTGGTGAATGAATTGTTCAGCGGTATGCGCATAAAGCCTTCGTACATTTCTGGCTTACTTGCTTTAACCTGGTTCGCCTTTTTGACTGCCGCCTTCTTACGCTTATCACGGTTTTTAATCTTTGCCATGCTTTTTACTCCGTAGTAGTTGAAAATAGGGTGTTTAGGCTGGCAGTTGTCCTTTCAAACTAACCCCAGCGTCGTAGCCTTGGTAAGCCATCACCTCACCAACTAGCTGATACCAGTTGCCTAAACGATTGATGGTTGATTAAGAGACACCTTCGCTGAAATCTATTGCCATTTGCTTTGCATCTTCCATTGTTTCCGCTACCCACTCACCACGACCAAAATTACCAAAGGTTGATAATCTACTATTTGTAGTGCCTCTTAATTTTTCGTTTGGCACTTCATTGTTGTATTTCCAACTAATCTCGATAGTGTTAGCGTCAATTATTTTAGAGGTTGTCCATTCGTTGTATTCATCATCCCAAAAACTAAGCTCGTTAAGAGAAGCGTCCTCAATGTTTGCAGGTGTATAGTGACAATCGCCTTTTTCACACTTCGAGCCAACGGTAAAGCCGTAACAAGCCCTATGGCTCCAGCCAAACCACTTTTTATGCAACGGGCTAAACCCTACCCCATGCGTTAATTCGTCTGTTATTTCTAGGTCGGCAAGGAATTTAACATCATCCTCCATGCCTTCGAGGGTGATATAGCTACCGTCAAACTTGCTGATATATTTTTTCAGTCCATCCTCATTCCAAGGGTGGCTATTTTCTACAAGGTCCGCGACTTTCTCTAAATAACTTTGAATGTCCATTATCCTTATCCTTAAAATAAAAAATTAGAAGCAACTTACGGCTGCGAATCATTATTCAAAAAAGTTAAAACTGACCGTCAAAATGAGCATTGAACGGAATGTCATCGTCTACCGGACCGCCGCCATTCACGGCTGGGTTATTAGGGTTTATGCTGTTTTGGTTGTTCATTGGCGCATTGTTGTTCTGCTGAGTTGGTGCTGGTCCGCGGTGGTATGTTGCCCCAGCATTCGGTGAGTGGCCTGTTTGTTGATTGTTAAAGCCGCCTTGCTGACCGCCATTAGCTCTTAGTGCGTTATCAGCCTTTTCTTCGGACTTGCTGGAATAATCGATCATTCGCTCTTTTTGAATCTCAATCTGCTGCGGTGCTGACTGATCCTTTTGCTCTTGCAGGGTTTGACGTTTTTGATTGAAAGCAGCAAACAATTGCGTTTTAGGCTTCTTCTCGCCTTGATAGACTTCAAATTCGTTGACAAACAAGCCAGTGAAGTATTTGTTCATCAACTCATTGGCAACCGTCATTTGCGTAGGTACGTCTTTGCCAGCATCAAAATCATACTTGTTGATCGTGGCTGCTGTTGGGGTCAGCGTGGTAACGCCAGTGACCGCCATAATGCTTTGCAACTTGCCGTAAGAGAAGTCTATGAATGAGCCGTCTTGACGCATAAACCATAGCGTGAAATATCCCTTCTGACCTTCTGCATTAAACACATCAAACTCAAGACCAACCGAACCAGTGTTGCTTGAAGTGGTGTACTGAGCGCGGCCAATTTTGACTAGCTGCTCAGTATTGCTATCAAAAAACATACCGCCACCAGTACCAGCTTTAAGGGCGACTGCTTCATTTAGTTGAATAGTTGGAAAGTTCATAAGTAAATCCTTAAATTAAAATTAGGCAGTTTGCGCCTGTTGTTTTTGGGTTTTTTCTATACCGTAGAAGTCACATATCGCGTCATCTACAGCGTTTAAATCATTCGGTATCAACTCACTGTTAAACATTTCATGCGGTGTCTTAACCGTGGTTGTGCCGTCATTCTTGGTCATAAAAAAGTTTTCACCATTGCGAATGGTGGTTTGCAGCACGATAGTAACCATGCCTTCTAGCACAATTTTGTCGTCAAGCATTTTGCCCATCGTCTTGATTTTTGTCTTACCATCGGTTTCTTCGATATGCGATAAGATATAAACACGCTGATCCGGTGCCATGTTGTTGATCGCAGTGGTCAAGATATTCCAAGCGTTTTGCCCAATACGGTTAAAGCGTTGGAATACTGCATTGCCAGCACCTTCATCGGTCACACCGCGCATGAACTCGTTTGCCATGATGTATTGAAAGTCATCAATAACGACGATAGGGCACTTAAAGGCTGGCAAGTTATCGTTAATCCAGTACGCATTGTCAGCATTAACAGAGCGTATGTTGTTGCCACCGCGAAAGGGTAGGCGCTTGCCCATGACATTAATCATGGCGCACTGCTTTGGGTCCAGATTGTGCATACTGTACGACTTACCAGAGCCGCTATTGCCCAATACAAAAGTCACGATAGCCATCAGTTGCTCTCCTTATTACTCATAAAAATGCTGTCAAAGTCAGCGAGCAATCTTTCGTTGACCTGCTTATCAGTTGGCTGGCGAGTTGCTGCAAGCGCCTGCTCAGCGTGCCAGCGTCGCTCATCTTCTTGAGACCATTCCCACCCAGCTTGATTAGAGTTACTCATCATTACCTCCCAAACCCAGCAAGTAATTAACCTTGTCGCTTGCTTGCTTAACTGCTTCTTTAGCTCGCTTCACGCCAGCAACCAAGCGGTCCATATCTAGGTTTTCTATCTTAGTTTCTAGACTGTAAACTTGAGTCTCTAGACTTAATATTTCATCGTCTAGGTCACTACATCTGCCGCATGGTTCGTCATCAACTTGTACTGAGCCATGATTGATAGGCAGGGCATCAAGCGTGATAGCCAACTCATAAGCAAGCGTACCGGGTTCATGATCAAGACCTTCATCGATAAGCTCGGCATCGGTCATTGTTTTATAGCTAATTCTGGTACTCATGGCGTCACCTCACTCTTTAGCACTAAATCATACTGCTCAGGCATTCTGACCATAGGGCTGTCTTGAGATATTGCAGCTAGTGATAGCTTTAACATTGTCTGCTGCTCTTGCGTCATGCCAATCTGCACTATATGGCCTTCAGGCGTTCGCTTGATTAAACCGATATGTTCAATATCATCTGCAAAACCGTGATTTATACTCATGACCGTCTCCCATACGCCTTGGCGATAACCGAGTTAGCATGTGCCGCTGCTTTAGCTTGCTGGCTAGACTCATACTCTTCTGACTTCATGCTGTCTTCGCTGTCAGTAACCGTATTTTCTTCAAGCCACAGTTTGTGCTCTAAGTGCGTGCGATCTTCTGCTTCGATGCCAGTATCGATAGCGTTTGCACCAGTGACGATGACTGCGCTGGCGAGTAGGGCGGATATTGCGAGCTTTGCTGTCAGCTCTATATTGATTTGCTTTATTAGATGTGCCATAATATTTCTACTCCGTAGTAGAGTGTTATGCCCCATTCAGTTCGCGCTGATTGGGGCTTTTCTATGGGTGATTGTTAGTGCCGAGTGCCTTGATCAAGGCGTCTGCGTGCTTAACTGCTGCTTGCGCCATGTCGTGACTATTAACTTGCTTGCCAGCACTGGCGGTAATAACGCCTTGCATGATGGAAGCAGCCAATTGGTCGCGTCGGCTTAATGGTTCGGTTTTGTCTGCCAAAATTGACTCCTTATCTAATTGGGTTAGTTGTTACGAGATAGACGACTGCGAGCAATCGGCTATGTTGTAATAACTAGGCTTCTTCAATAATGTCGCGACCTATCTCTATCTTTACCTGCACTCCGCTTTTTAACGTGAAGTTCTTGCCAATAACTATTCCTGCAAACATCTCAGATAACCTCTCTTCTTGCTCGATAAGCTCTTCGCCCCATTGGTTTAACACTTCATAGAAAGGGGAATCCGATGTAACTTGAGTTGCTTTGCTCATGCCTTTTGTCTCCGTAGTAGTGGTTATAGCCTTTCAAATGGCTATGGTAAGCAATGCGCTTTGCATCACTTACGATAGCCATCCATTCACGCGCCCAATCTGGTTAAACGCGCTTCAAGATGGTTCTATGTATTCAGGTGTTTTTAAATAGTTTCGGCTAGGTCGTTGCTAGCTGATAATCCATATTATGCAATATTGCATAGATTATTGCAAGAGTGGATAGATTAAATTATCCATAATTGCATAAAATTTAGGATAGGCAATAAAAAACCCACCAAAAGGTGGGCTTGTGAAATTATTGCTTTATTATCTTTCGGTGTTATAAAACCCTAGTTCTACAACAACATTACTCCTTAATTAATCCCAATCCAGCGCTTCACGGTAAACACCCCAACCTAAAGGCTTAACCACAACCAATGTGGCGTGCTTCAGAAAATGGCATATCCAATAATAATAGTATGATCTCATATTGTCCTCAGCATCTGCTTGCGCTCAACTGCAACACCGCAAATAGTAAACGGCACAAAGCGACTGTCTATTATTGGATAATTTTCATTGGACGGTATCAACTGTGAGTACTCTTTACCAGTCTTTTCATCGAATCCACGCGGTCTCCATTTTTTGAAAGTCACCTTTTTTTCACCTTTACGTAAAGCTACTACATAGTCAGCAGGATTTGGTTGCATATCTGGATCAATCAGCACCAGCTCTCCTGATTTGAAGTCAGGCTCCATGCTATCGCCTTCTAGAGCAACCCAATAGACATTCTCACCATAACCCTCTCCAAAGATCGGTCTGAACTCATCTGATATGGCATCGTCATGGTACTCGCAAAACTCGCCAGCTTGCACAAAATTCAGTAGAGGAACGTATCTCACAGGCTTTTTTTCTACCACTTTAAAGTTATCACCGTCATCTTGCGTCTTTATTGAATCCGATAAGTCTTTAAATCTTAAATCAGACTCTTCAACACCAAAGTATTTAGCATACTTTTGTACTGTAGTGCTGCTTGGGCTTTTTGTGTCACCGTTAATTATTCTAAATGTCGTGGATTGAGCGATGTTTGATTTTTCTTGCAATTGATGAGCATTGATATTGTTTTTATCTAATAGGTGCTGAATATTTTGCGCCAAGTAAGACATTTAGAACCCTCCTATTTAATCTGGTGAACATTAATTAAATATATTTTATGCAAAAACGGATATTTATGTAATGACCTATCCATAAGTGGGTTGATATTATGCAGATTTGCATTATAATATAAATACTAACCCAACAAAGGAGTTCAAGCCTCATGCGAGCCTCGCAGCAAATATCAGAGCTTATTGGCGCAGGTATGACGCAAGAATTGATTGCCGAGAAAGCAGATATATACCAATCAAAAGTATCTCGTCTTTTTACTGAAACCACCAAAAACCCAAGATGGCGCGATGTTGAATCAATCAGAAAGCTCCATCAATTTGTAGTCGTTGAAAAAAACAATTGGGACGACTTCAAGGCAGGGGAAATGACCAATATTCAAACTATCGAACACGCTTAACCTCTACTACTACGGAGAATAACCATGTCTACAAATCAATTATCACACCAAAAAATACAACGGTCACGCAACATGCAATCAGACGTCTTGCACGCAGTTGCAGAAGTCAAGCAAGTCAACGTCGCAAAATGTCTTGATGTTGACTCAAGCACAGTCGGACGCTGGCTGGATTCAAGTAAGCCTGATAGTCAATTAGTGCGCTTCTGCGACATTCTGGCATTTTGCGGCCTAAAGATCGTGCCAGCCAATGCCAAGCACTACGACAAAGAGAAAATCGACATTCTTTTTCACATCACAAAATACCACTTCCAGAATTTAGAAGCGGTAGATGACTTCTTTCAGAACGACGCTGGCATGTCTGACAGCTGTGAGTTGCGTTTCAGTCGTGGCGCTGATCTGCCATGTACCAGTACAGCTACTGCGTTTGGATGGGTCGCAAGCCTTTATACCGCAATCAAAGCTTCTATAGTTGCCAAAAATGAGGCTGTTAGACCGTCAGCATTGGTCGCAAAACAAAATATTGAAGCTGAGATAGAAGAAGAGCGTCAAGCAATCACTGCCGACGAGCAGAAGTTTTGGAAAGCGGTCTACATTCTTGTTCATGCTGTATTGGTACTGGTCGTACTGTCAGCAATTCATAGATTTTGGGGGTAATCATGTTAGTTGAACATCATTTTGCGGATTTAAGTCGTCATCCAAAGCCAGTCAGTCCCGAATGGCAAGCAGCGGTTGCTGAATACTTAGAAGAAGTAGGCGCGACTGATCTTGATGATCCAAGCGCACCTAAGCGCAAAACACCGCGTACTGACGCACAGCTAAGAGCCCTTGACGGCTTCAAGCGCACCCAAGCACGCAACAAAGCAAAGCTTGAACATCAAGAAGCGCTGGCAAGGCTAGAGAAGGGTACAGCGGTACTACGTCAGAAGAAAGACCGCACGCCAGCGCTCAAGGTCAAAAAACCCCAAGCGACCAAAGTAGCTAAACCAGCTAAGAAGGTAGCTAGAGTCAGCGTGACTCAGAAAGCACTGTCATCAAAGCAGATGGCTAAGGCGAGGCGTGATGTCCTCATAGCCGATCTAACCGCTGGCAAGATGGTAAAGATGATCTCTAAGTCCGAAAAGGCTCAAAACAATAACGAGCACAAAGACTATCAAAAGCAGCGCGCTGATCTGGTTTATATCAAAAGAAATATGAATATCACGTTGATTCGTCTAAATCGTCTTCAGACCAGCGAGTCGTTTTTTATGATTGATAGCCTTGAGCGTCATGAGCGAGTCAAACTATCAGGCAACTTGATTGGGCCAGACCGTGAGCCGCTAATCAACGCGCTACGCAGTGGCAAGCTATTTGAGGCATCAAACATCATCAAAGGTGGAAAGGCTGGGTCAGCAAGCGTAGCCAATCTAGCCGACAACCACGGTATGAACATCTATTCGGTCATCAGTGGTCGTGACTTGGTTGGTTGGGTGATGCCAACTGATGTTGAAGTGGCGCTGACAGAAGAGCAGAAGCGTGCAGCGAAAGACACGCAATAAAAAACCCAAATCAGCGGTAACTGAAATGGGCGCAAAACTAAACCTGTAAATGGAGTATAGCATTATGAATATCCTAACGCAAAACAATAAACAGTCGATGACTAGCCAGCAAATTGCCGAATTGGTTGAAACTCGCCACAGCCTAGTAAAACAAAGTATCGAAAGATTGGTAGCAAAGGGTTCTATATCCCAACCACCATTGGTGAATGGGATTAAAGCAGCTAACGGAGTAACCCCGACTCATTATGTTTTTACAGGTGAGCAAGGAAAACGCGATAGTTATGTTGTTGTTGCCCAGTTATCCCCAGAGTTTACCGCCGCATTGGTTGACCGCTGGCAGGAGTTAGAACAGCAAGTAAGTGCTAGCCAGCCAGTTATCGCCTTACCACAAGATTATTTATCGGCACTAAAGGCGTTAGTGAGCAGCGAAGAAGAAAAGCAGGTCGCACAAGCTCAGGTCACAGAGTTAAAGCCTAAAGCCGAAGCGCTGGCACGTATCAGCAGCTCAAAAGGCGCTACAGGTATTCGTGATACCGCCAAGGCAGTGGGTATGCGTCAAAACGACTTTGTAGCGTGGTGCGTCGATGATACCAAACCTATGAGCCGTCGCTTTATGTACCGTGATGATCGAGGCGTGCTTAATGCGTACTCACATCGCACCAGTGCAGGACTCATGACGCAGAAGCTACAGTCATTCGTTGGTCATGATGGGCGAGATAGAGCAGAGCCTAGAGTTAAATTTACACCCGCTGGCGTGGCTAAGATTGCAGAGATGCTTGAGAAAGAGCGCAACCGTGAAGCGGAGTTAGTGTAATGGCTGTCATTGGTATCAAACCAAGGTTGCATCGAGTTATCACTGACAGGCACTTTCAAAAGTCAGCCGCCAAAGAATTATCTAGTGGCTTTACCACACTGGTGAGAAAAGGCACTTATCCACGCTCAGGAATGGATCATCCAAGCTTAGCGATAGGCGACCGCTTGGAGTTCATTTTAAGCAAGAAGGGTCTGAGACTGCTTGGCAACCAGCCAGCGTATGAGGTTACAGATATAGGCTTACAGCGTGATAAAGATAGCGGCCAGTGGGTATGGACTGTTGAGTTTAAGAAACTGGAGTTGGAGCCATGAGCTTTAAATTAGTAGCACAAGTGATGGATATTAAAGTCGGCAGCCCATTGCGCAAGATAATACTTATCAAGCTTGCAGACCAGGCTAATGACGAAGGTGTGTGCTGGCCTAGTTATGAGTCTATTGCTAAGACTTGCGAGATCAGCAAGCGCTCAGTCATTACTCATATTCAGAAGCTAGAAAAACAAGGGTTTCTCCGTATTGAGAAACGATACAACAAAGATGCTGGCAAGAATTTTAGCAATAAGTATCACTTAACCTTGTCTAAGGGTAGTGCAAATGATTCACCACTAGAGGGTGGTGCAAATGCTGCACTAGTGCAAATGAGCGTCGAGGGTAGTGAAGGAGATTCACTAGGTAGTGAAGGAGCTGCACCCGAACCTATCAATGAACCTGTCAATGAACCTATCAATAAAGAAGTAGGGGCAAAAAAAGATAAGTCTGCTTTTGATGCTCTTAGTTACCCAGTACCTAGTTTTGTTGATAAAGAAAATTGGAATGATTTTGTAGAAATGAGAAAGAGGATTAAAAAACCTCTCACAGAAACGGCTTGTAAGCGCTTGGTTAATAAAATAATCAAATTGGATGAAGATGGTTTTGATGTTAACGACTCATTGGACTACTCAATCACAGGCGACTATCAAACGGTATTTGAGCGCAAACGCAAGACAATCACTCAGGGGAACACTCATGCAAGCAACCAATCAGCTAACAACAAACCTCGCAGAGAAACTACAGAAGAATACAAGCAGCGGATGCAGCGAGAGTTTAACCAAGAGTTTGGAATCGAAGTACAGCCCGGCAGCCATACAGACTGCTACAGCTAGAGTCTTAAATCTTTTTGCAGAACTCAAAGAAGAGTACGGCGCATTGTTTGACAATAAAGAACATCGTTACACGCCAGCCAAAGCACGCGAATGGGCAGTAGAACTCTTAGAGTCAGGCATCAATGGTGAACAGTATCAGCGTGGACGCTGGCAAGCAATCAAGCAGCAAGACTACCCCGTAGAACGCGCTTACAAGTTTATTCAGCTATGCAAGCAAGGTGAGGTTGATACATACCCCACAGCCACAGAAGCTTTTGATAACGCTTGTAGTCAAAGCGGCTTGATCGAAGACAAGTACGTCAAGCGTCAGTGGCTCCACGATGTCGTACAGCTAACAGCGCACAGAGTTGGCATGGGTAGGCTCAAAACCGCAGATAACAAGTTTCTAGGCTATTTCAGTAAGGTTTACGAGCAGGTTTGCAGCGAGCATGAGGCTGGCACGTTGTCTTTAGTGCCAGTGGAGCGTCAGATTGCACACAGTCATCATCCAGTGCAGGCAGGTAGTGAGGCGGATAAGAATATCAATGAGCAGTTGGCGCAGTTACGGAAAATTTCAGCATAAACAAAAACTACTACGGAGAAAGATCATGGGACTAGATATTACAGCGTACAAATGCACTAAGTTGATTCAGAACCCAAAGATGGGCGACACCAATCATCCAGAAGTGTGGGCCAATCAGGTTTATATCGGTATTGGTAATTCAGAGTGGGAGCAGGGCGATGACTTAGAAGCGGGGCAGGTCTATGGTTTTAGTTATGCGCGCAGTTTTTACAGCAGTTCTTACTCTACTTACGGCAATTTGCGTAATGAGCTGGCACGTATCTCGGGATATGAACCATTAATTGCTGGCAGTAAGTATCGTGGTATCTATGCAGCGCGGGTCTGTGACAACTGGGAGAAAGGTCAACGCGGCGTATTGGCTGAACTTCTATGTTTTGCAGACAATGAAGGCGAGATTGGCACTAAGACTTGCCGCAAGATACTGAATGACTTGCATACAGTATCTAAACACGCTGGCGAGTTGAACGAGTGGAATCAAGGCTTGCTTACCGACTTAATCCAAACCTTTGAATTTGCCGCAGTTGATGGCTTTGTTCAGTTCGCATAGGAGATGGCTGTAATGGCATCAATACAACTAGACGGCTTAACGATAGACCTTACTGACTCGATAGATTTTTACAATATGTGCAACGACTCAGCGAGCGTGGAGCTATTGGGTGATAACACTCAGATGTTGAACATCAATGTAGGGCTAGACAGCTTGAGAATACGCGCACACTTCATGACGCTACACGATGTCATGAACGCTATCGCTGAGGCTAACGGTTTTAAGGTGGTCCCCGTTATTCCTGAAGAGCACGCCAAGGACGCGATCAATCACAGCGAATACTTTGATGCTGACGGCAAGTACCATGTCAACAAGCCAGCAGCTAAGCCCAAAGCGAAGCCAGTAAGTCGCAAGGCTTATATCGCAAAGGCTGGCATGTTGGATTTTAAGGAGGCGAGCAAGTGAGCATTAGTATCTTAACAGACCTAAGACTACGCAGTGATGAGGATAAATTGACTCAGAAAGCGTTTGAAGGTGCCTTGCCAGCAGTCAAAAGCGCAGTTATGGATTCACAAGGCAGAGTTTGGTTGTTTGAGTGCACCAAAAGTCACTTAACACCTAATCATCGCTCATGGGTATCTGATATTGAGACAGGGTTTTACTACTACGGTGGTGGTTTTGATGCTACGGACTGGCAGAACAGTGCGATTGATAGGGAGATAAGTGCGTGAGTAAGTTTATAGCTAAGCAATCAGTAATTTTAAGTGACTATGAAAGCCATAGATCACTATCGTTTCAGTTTTACGAACGCGGCGTGGTTATTAAGAGTCGGCAGGACCAGGTAAACAATAAAGATCGTGGCGCGGACCCAAGGCATTTCTCGTCCTTAATAGTTTCGCACCTAAAAAATGACGAAGCTATCAAGCTGCGTGACCGTCTTTTGGCTCGTTATCCTATCGAGCAGGACAAAGTGAACGTAAACGTCAATCAGTACGTGACATTCAGGCTAACCGACACAGGCGAGCAGATACTGGCCAGCCACAACAACGTCACGCGAGCTAGCAATCCAAATTTAACTGATTATAGCGCTGGCAAGTTCGATGAAGACGGCTTGTGTCGCATGCAATTATGGAAAGCCATGGCTATTTTTGGTGGCTATTGCGCAAATAGTGCAGAGCCGCCTTTCAAAGATTGTTTGATAACGTTTGAGGGAGTGGGCGCGTGATTTTAAGACAGTGCGAAATATGCAAGTGCTACCTAACTGATGGTGAGGTTAGCGCTTGTCAGTACGATAGATACTTAACCTGCTTTCGACACCGGAAGGTGTACAAGTGAAAAAACCCCCAGCCGATTACACACCAGGCGAGCGTAAGTTTGCCGACATCGTTGAAGCGCTAAAGGCTGGCAAGCCGAACGCTTATACATACCGCGTGAATAACGCAGTCACTAAAGACGGGGATTTTGTCATTGGACTGACTTATCACAATGAGCGTCAGTATTACTCAGCAAGCGCGATTGAGATTGACGGAGTACGCGATAACAGCAAGGTGTGTAGTTGGGACGCAGAGGGTGGTGCATTAGAAGGCGATTTAAGCGATTTGTTATTGGCTTCGGTACATTCATCGGTTAGGACGGTTTAAAGACGAGGAGGGCGGTAAATTGGCACGTAAAAGCAGTAAACGACCCTCTAGTCTTGAGCAGTTGGTCAGAGAGATAAGCGGAGAGCCTAAAAACAAGTTTAATGCGGTCAAAGTGGTGATTGACGGCATTAAGTTTGACAGCATAACAGAGGGCAATCGTTACGAAGAGCTAAAGGTGCTGGTACGCGCTGGCTTGATCAAAGACCTAGAAGTTCAGCCAGTATTTATTTTGGTAAAAAGCGTCAAGTTTAGTGGCGATAAAAAGGCCACGCCAGCCATGCGCTATACCGCTGACTTTAGGTACTACGATATCAAGAAGGACAAAGTGATTGTTGAAGATGTGAAGTCTAAGGCCACGGCAAAATTAACTGATTATAGGATGCGTCGACACATGATGCTCGCATTCCATGAGATTGAAATTTTAGAAACTTACTGAGGAGTGGTTTATGCGCAAGTTAATAAGACGGTTGTTTTGCAAACATAAGAGAGCGCAAATACATTTTGGTAATCGATTGCACTATGCAGAGTGTGTTGATTGCGGCAAACGTAAGGAGTTGAACGGATGATGAACGACTTTCTATTTTGCATGGGTTATATAGCGGTACTTGGATTGTGCTTGTTATTCATAGTATCTAAAGGCGGTGGTGAGTTATGACTGATATTAAAACAGGACTTTGGCAGAGCGTGCATGACGGTAAACATATAAAGGTTCGTGGCGTGAATCACACAATAACAAGCATGGTTGATTGTAGCGATGAAGGATGCGCTAAGGTTTACGGTCTTTTAATAGAAGACCTACTTAGTGATTACAAGCTGATAGAGTCTGATGCTAAACGTGACCGTCTTGCGCAAGTAAAACAATCTTCCGGCATATCCAAAACGCTGGCGCGTCACGGCTCGCTTGATGAGTATGTAGATAGCTTGCCTGCGTATGGAAGCCAACCAGTAGTTGACGATACGTTCAACGACGACACGGTAGCGCAGACGTTTGGACCTATTGAATGGGATATGGGTACGCAGGATAAGATCGCAGAGACATGCGTTTGTTTGACTTGCAAATCAATAATACCTTTAGATAGCGTGGAATTTGACATGATAAATCGAGGTCTAGGTTGTCCAACTTGCAAAGCAAATGCTAGCAAAATGCGCCTTATAGGTATCGCAGGACCAGCACGTGCAGGCAAGGACACACTCGCCAGCTACATGCTAGACAATCTAGGCGATAACTGGACGCGCTCATCGTTCGCTGATCCGATTAAAAAGATGCTTGAGGTCATAGGTGTGGACTGTAGTGATGATGCAAAGGCAGTGATTGACGAGCGTTTCTGCTACACACCTCGTCACATGATGCAGATATTAGGCACTGAATGGGGCCGTGAGATGATCCACGGTAATATCTGGGTGGAAGCTTTTGCTCGCTTGAATGCTGGCAAGTACGTAATTGTGCCCGATGTTCGTTTTGAAAATGAAGCGGATCTTGTGCGTGAGCATGGTGTGCTTATTCACTTGACTGGTCGCGGCGGTATCGAGGGCAATCACGTATCAGAGAACCCTATTGAGTTCAAAGCAGGTGACATTGTGATTGATAACTCGCGCGACTTGGATTGGTTGCATGCTCAAGTGGATGGTAATGCGGTTTTGGGTGAGTTTGTGAGTGCTGAATAAATAAAAACCGCCCACGTTGGCAGACGTAAGCGGTTTGGCTGGCACGTAACAGAGCAATGTTATCGCATGTTGATTATATATTATTTTGAGGATGAATCACATGCAGATGACGAACAAGCAAAGAGTATTAGACGCAGTTATTGATTTACACAATCAAGAACAGATAGTCACACGCGAAACGCTATCTGACGTACTGGACTTAAAACAGACCATTATCGATGACAACTTGTCGTCATTGGTTAATGATGATTTGATTCACCGTGTGCAGCGTGGCGTCTATGTGCCAACGGTTGAGCACAAGCCAGCTCGTATTATCAGTAAGATTGTACTGCCATGCGGCACAGTTAAGATCGATATTGGTGATGATATGGTTGTGACTCTAACGCCCAAAGAAGCCAGGTTGATTGGTAGTTTGTTCATGGCTGATGCTATGCAGTATAGCAATATAGAAATAGGTCATCATGCAGCACTTACGACAGCTAAGATGGACTTGGAGTTAAAGCAGATGCGCAAACAGTTGCGCGAATTGTCCGCAGTTTAGTTATAAAGCCTGATTTTTGACAACGATACCTCGCTAAATGCGAGGTTTTTTGCGTCTATGTCTGCAAAAACACGCGCTCATGCTCGTTATTCGCACAATATTCGCTTGTTGATGCGCGATTGCGAGCGTGCGTGCGCGCTCACTGCGCAATCACCCCTGTAAGGTTCGCCCATATCGCTCAACACCGCTAACATTGTGACATTCAAGCGGTTTTGGAGTGCTTTATGAGTAAGAAAAACAACAAGCCAGAAGTCGATTGGGAAGAGATTGAACGCCTATATCGTGCAGATTTGCGCACGAATGCACAGCTTGCGAAAGAATTTGGCGTACATGACAGCACAATTAGACGTCGTGCGAAGAAGCATGCATGGAAGCGTGACTTAAAGAGTCGTATTAAAGAGCGTGCAAATGCCATCGTACAAGAACGTGCCGTCAGCTCGCTGGCAGGTGATCAAGTTGCTCGTGATGATATGACGATTGAAGAGAACGCACAGCTCACAGCCAACGTGCGTCTATCTCATCGTCAAGACATTGGTGATGCTCGCAGCATTGCCATGACCTTGCTCGATGACTTAAAAGCGCAGATTGGCATTGAGAACCGCGCACGCTTAGAAGATTTGTTTATTGCAGCACTACAAGCAGAAGTGGTGGATGCAAGTCAGCTTGAAGCGTATGAGCGTGTCACATCCTTATCTAATCACGTTCGTGTCATGAAAGAGCTGGCAGACACCATGACCAAACTTGTCACGCTTGAGCGCCAAGCTTATGGCCTTGATGACGTTGACAGCTCACCAGTCGATGCACTTACTACGCTACTGCATAGCATTGCTAACAACAACGGCAATGCCTTTGGTGTGGTTAAAGCTGATCCTGCTTATGAGGGCGAACCTGCCAGCAACTCTATTGGTGTGAGTGGTGATGACCATGATTAGGTTACTTAAAGTCGTGGTTGTAGTCATAGACATTGCTTGCGTGCTCTATACCAAGCGCAAGCAGCGCAGGCGCGATGCGAATGACTGAGATAATCTACAACACTGAATTAAACCCACTTCCTACTGATGCAGCTGAGCTGGCAAGATGCTTAGCTGATCCGTATTGGCGTGTGTTTAGCGGCTGTCTGTATAAGATTATGATTAAAGGTGATGATGACGAAGACGTAGAAGCTGAGAGCTATGTCGTGCCATTTAAGCCGAATGCTGCACAGAAAAAGTTTATCGATAGGCTGTGGCACCGCAATATCATCTTAAAAGCACGCCAGCTTGGTTTTACCACGCTCATTGCCATTCTTTGGCTTGACCATGCTTTGTTCAACGCTGACCAGCGCTGCGGTATTATCGCGCAGGACAAGAACGCGGCTGAGGTTATCTTCCGCGATAAAGTGAAGTTTGCGTATGACAATCTACCTGACGAGATACGTGAGCGCTTCCCATTAAAGCGTGACAGCGCAATTGAGCTGCTATTTGCTCATAATAACTCATCTATCCGTGTCGCAACGTCGATGCGTTCAGGCACGATTCACCGTCTGCACATATCAGAGTTTGGCAAGATCTGCGCAAAATTCCCTGATAAAGCCGTCGAAGTAATGACTGGTTCTATCCCTGCTGTTCCTGCCAGCGGTATCTTGGTCATCGAATCCACTGCTGAAGGTCGTGAAGGCGACTTCTTCCGTCTCACTCAGATGGCACAAAAACACTTCTACTCACGCAAGAAGCTATCGAGCAAAGACTATCGATTGCACTTCTATGCGTGGTGGCAAGAAGCCAACTACCGTGTCAACTCACGCACCGTCGATATCACTGATAAAGAGCATGAATACTTTGACATGGTTGAGATGATAGCCAAGCGCGACATGGGTATCGATATGAAACTCGATCCTGATCAACGCGCTTGGTATGTGGCCATCAAGAACAGTGACTTTGTTGGCGCTGAAGAGCGTATGTGGCAAGAGTATCCATCCTTCCCTGACGAGCCATTCCAAGTCAGCACCGAAGGCCATTACTACGCAAAAGACATGCTACAGCTGCGCAAGCGCGGCGGTGTGTGTCATATCGATGAGCTCGACATTCCAGTTGATACGTTCTGGGATATTGGTAACTCGGACGGCTGTGCTATTTGGTTCTTGCAGCACATGAATGGCCAAGACCGCTGGATTCGCTATTACGAAGCACACAATGAAACGCTCAAGCACTACGTCGCACAGCTGAGAAGCTACGGCTATGTGTTTGGGCGTCACTTCTTACCGCATGACGCTGACCATAAGCGCCTATCTGATACCAATAAATCAACACGCGAGATGCTAGAAGACCTCATGCCTGGTGAAGTCTTTGAAGTCGTGCCGCTTATTTCTGAGCTTATGAATGGTATTCAGCAGACTCGCGCTGCAATGAAAGGCTATTACTTTGATGAAGTGAACTGTCAGCTCGGTATCAAGCGCATTGAAGGCTATAAGAAAGTGTTTAGCAGTAAGGACAACCGATACACCAATAGACCAAACAAGGCGAATGGCTGTAGTGAAGGCGCTGATGCACTCAGACAACACGCACAAGCAAAAGAGGCTGGCTTGCTCGATAGGTCAGACAAAACACACACTTATGAAGAACACGACGCTGACGACTGGCGCGTAATGTAGAGGATTAAACGATGATAGATAACGTAGCAGTTGTTAATGAAGGTATCGATGTGCCAGCCGATGATCAAGCACTCAGCTTGATTGAGTATCAAGAGATACTGAATGAGATTGAGCAGCAACCGCGCTGGCGTGGCATTGCTGATAGTGAGGCTGATTATGCCGATGGCAATCAATTGGATGGTGAATTACTCAAGAAGCAGCGTGAGCTTGGTCTACCGCCTGCGGTTGAGAACCTAATTGGTCCAGCACTCAGAGCGATTCAGGGTTATGAGCAGTCAGTGCGTACAGATTGGCGAGTGACACCTAATGGTGAAGTTGGTGGCCAAGACGTGGCAGATGCACTCAATTATAAAATCAATCAAGCTGAGCGTAATAGTAAAGCCGATAAAGCATGTAGTGATGCATTCGAGACACAGATTAAGTGTGGCCTTGGTTGGGTTGAAGTATCACGCGAGACAGATCCATTCAAGTACCCTTACCGCTGCCGCAAGATTCATCGCAATGAAATACATTGGGATATGAACGCAGTCGAGTCAGATTTATCAGATGCCAGGTGGTTACGTCGCGCTAAGTGGTTACGTCCTGAGCGTATCGCTTTGTCATTCCCTGAGCATAAAGCGCTGATTACGGCATTAGGTCGTCAAGGTGCTGACTGGTACAACATGCCAAACTTTGATGGTGGTTCGAGTACAGGTCTTGAGAACGCTTGGGGTGAAGGTCGTGCTAATACACTACAAGAGGAACGCTGGTACAACACAACGAGTAAAGAGCTTTGTGTGTTTGAGCTCTGGTATCGCAGATGGGAGTCAGTGCCGGTCATCAAAACACCAGATGGCCGTGTCGTTGAATATGATGAGGATAACGAGAATCATGTGATGGCTGTTGCCGCTGGCATGACCAAACCTATCATGGCAACGGTTACTCGCATGCGTCGTTCGTACTGGTTAGGTCCTCACTTGCTTCATGACGCACCAAGTCCTTATCAGCACACGCACTTCCCATACGTGCCGTTTTGGGGATTCAGAGAAGACGCGACTGGCATTCCTTATGGCTATGTGCGTGACATGAAGTACCCACAAGATAGCTTGAATAGCGCCTTATCCAAGCTACGTTGGGGTATGAGTGTCACACGTACTGAGCGTACCAAAGGCGCAGTAACCATGACTGATGCACAGGTACGCAGGCAAGCAGCACGTCCTGATTCTGATTTTGTTCTTGATCAAGCTCACATGGCAAAAGCTGGTGCACGTTTTGAGATTATCCGCGATTACCAGTTGACCGATCAACACTATCAGATGCTTGGTGAGAACAGAGAGTCGATCAATCGCACGTCTGGTATCACGCCAAGCTTTCAAGGTGGACAAGGTAACGCACAATCAGGTTATCAAGAGCAGCTGCAGGTCGAGCAGAGCAATCAATCACTTGCCGACATGATGGATAACTTCCGAGATGGACGTAAGAATGTTGGCGAATTACTACTATCGATGCTCATCGAAGATATGGGTAACGAGCCACAGACAGTCGTTATCACTGGTGATGCAGTCACAGAAGATAGAACAATTATGATTAATGCGCCTGAGCGTGACCCTGAAACTGGACAGACCTACTTATCTAACGATGTGCAGAAGACACGCCTCATGGTCGCGCTTGAGGATGTACCGAGTACCAACAGCTATCGTGGTCAGCAGCTCAATGCGTTTAGTGAAGCAGTCAAGTCCTTGCCAGCCGAGATGCAAGTTGCAGCCATGCCTTATATGATCGCCCTAATGGATATTCCGCATAAAGAAAACTTCATTGAGGATATTCGCAAGATGCAACAACAACAGACACCAGAAGAGATTGAGCAGGCGAAGCAAGAAGCGATTAAAGACGCACTGGCCAAAGCTGGTAATGATATTAAGCAACGTGAGCTTGATATCAAAGAGCTTAAAGCTGGTAGTGAGATTAAAAAGATTGACGCTGAGTCTGTGCAAATTGGTGTTGCGGCTGCTTATAGCGCGATGCAAGGTGGCGCTCAGATTGCACAGATGCCGCAGATTGCGCCTATTGCTGATGAGATCATGAAGAGTGCAGGCTATCAGCGTCCAAACCCTGTAGGTCAAGACCCTAATTATCCTACTGCCAACATGCCAGCGCAGGCACTGCCTGATGATATGGCTGGCGAGTTATCGGTCGATGTGCAGAAGAATACTAGCCCTATGTACCCACCAGTACCGCAAGATGGTGGCTCACCGATGCAAGGTATTGAAACGCCTGATATTACTGATAATATGCCAGTAGAGTGATATACTAAATAGGTCGGCTAACGGCTTGAGTAGCTCTCAAGTCGGACACGCATGTTACGCTAGATATGCTTGCTGACACCCTCTACTAGCGATTACAGTAGCGAGTAATGTTATGTCAGACAATAAAGATAAGCTGCAAACTCAGACCGTTTCTGTTGATGGTTTTCAAGCCTTTAGTAATCCTCTTGACAACAACGGTGAGCCAATCAAGCATCGCAAGAAGCAATTGCCTGTTGAATATCGTACAAGATATATTGAGAACGACCTTGGCGATGGCGGCCCAGACTTTATTCAAGTTACAGCCATTACTATGCAATATGACATTATAGTTAGCGCTCACTTGCCAGTAGAGCACAGCGACTTACTCCATATTGTTGCTAATGCAATGATATATGCCAGGCTTTCAGATAAAAAATTAGAGACTGGTAATATTGAGCTTGTTGATGTGAATGCTGGCAAGAATAAAGAAGTCAAACTATCCACAGGTCAGACTTGGACACACAAACAGAAAGGTTATGATGTAAAGATAACTTATATAAATCGGAGAGGTGGTGGCATTAGAGTTGAGGAAGTAGCAACTGGTCAGCCTGACGGTTTTGGCATAGAGGTTTTCTTAGAAAGATTTTCCCCTAAGAGCAAGGATAGCGACTCATGAAAATGCACCCACCAGCTTTAATCAATAAGCAGATTACGGAAGCTATGCTTCATTGGGTTATGATGCAGCCAAACACAGTCGCTATGAATGTAACCACCAAAGAATTTAATATCACGCCAGCCAAAGGCGCACAAGATTACCCGATTGAAGGTAACTTACGCGAGCTTATGCTTCGTGAGCTTACGATGATACTGGCCTATAACGGCTTTAGCTCAGAGCTTTTAAGTGACGATAAGCTCAAAGTATCTAAAGGCCGATGGAGTATGGAGATTGAGAACATACTTCAGCAGATGCCTTTTCCTGACCACCTACCTCATCAAATAGAGAAGGCTTACCAACATCATGAGTACGAAAGACGTGACGCTAAGCCTGGTGACTCTAGCTATCCAACTCGTGAGCGATTGGATTTAATCAGGCAGACAGTTATAGATAACATGGAAGATGAACTATGATACCAATGAATAATAAAGGTGAGGTAGACAAGCATTTGGTTGCACTGCGGATAGACTGCATTGCAAGTAACATCACTCACGCAATCCGCAAACAGACCGCCATCGATGCGCTGGCAAGACTGAACGCTGGACTTGCCAGCATTCCACCTAAGCGTTTTATGATGGCTGGTCGTCAGTGTGGCTTTACTAGGTATCATACGCAATGGTTGTGGCGCGTGAATGCTGAGCGTGCTTATCTTGAGAGTGTTATTAATTCATAGGTGATGGTATGAGTATCTTGGACGGAGTTGCAAGCGAGCATTTCAAGACGTTCTTCTACGATATAGACGATTCTATTGGCATGCTTTGGAAGGGTCGTTACGGCATGATAGTGCCAAGACATGAAGCTATTAATCACTTTGGCACAGTCGGAATGATGCAGATTTACTTTGCTAAGCTCATGGAAACGGATGAAGTGGCACTAGAAGAGCAAGGCATACATAGGGCTTTGTTTGAGGTGCTGAAAGACAATAACAGCAATTCAAAATTTCATATAATAAAAGATAGTATCAACGTCAATCAACTTGAAGCTAGTATCAATTCATAGGTGAGACTGTGACTATAATAGAGCTTAACCTCGATATACTTTATTCGCTGGCTTTGCTGGCCATCCTAACTTGGGGCTTTATTATGGCCGCATTAATCTTAAAATAAGGAATCACCTATGAACATCGACTTACTTATGAATGGTCAAGCCGAAGCGGTCAGCCTTAACGAGAAGGGCATGACTATCACTGAGTATCTGTACAGCTTCACGAGTAGTGAGGACGCGCCAGCAACTATGATGGTGAATACTGCTAATGGTGAGTTGATACGTGATAGCTTGGAATCTGCGCCAGTCGAACTATCACAAAATGATGTGAGCACTGCCGATAAGCCGCAGATGCGCATTACCATCAACGACATGCTGACCGACAATGACGTGCTACTGTTTCGTGCCAAGCCAGCGACACAAGGCGTGGGGATTGGTGAGGCGTTGCAGCAGCTGATAGATGAGGTGGAGTGATGGTCACTAAGAAGTTATACATGGGTGAGTTCAATGGCGAGCTAGAGATAATTATCAGGGGCGGCGACGTTTATCTTACTGACATGGATGATGACGAGTGTGTTCATATCCCAAGGAATAAGCTTCAAGAGGTGCGAGATACTATCGACTTAATGCTTAGCGAGTATGATGCTCAACCAAGACATGAAAAGTGAGGCCAAACTATGACAGATGATACCGTTACCTATACCGCTGAGCTAAAATTACCCACACTCGAAGCCAACCTAACAACGTATGGCGAGATATTAGAATTAAAGCACCCATGGTTCAAGCATGGTTTTGAGGCTGGCAAGGACGGCAATCAAGTTGAAGTGCCGCGCTTTCAAAGCATGTTAGAAAGCAAAGGGTATAAAGCTGAATTGAAGGACGACGATGAGCTGCTTGTTATTAGTGGTTCTTTTAGCGTATTGTTAGTCTTCCATTACCCACCATTCAGTGACTCTACAATCGAGCAAGTAGACTGGATATTTGAAACCTTGGGTCAAGAGGTTCGAGATAGTATGCAAGCTGAAGTAGATAGAACGATAGCCAGAAGTGAGGATTTTTGGGCTAAGACAAGCCAGCGAAACAACTTGATGCGCAAAGTAGATAGTCGGTACCGCGACGGTGATTGGTTCGAGTCGTGTAAGCCAGATGATCATGATTGAGGGTGAGAATATGGATAGTAGATATTTACCGATTAAAGACCAGTTAGAGCTTGCGTGTATGCAGGCAATGAAAGAAGATATGGCTGTAGACCGTATTGATTTAAGTTATGATGCTATGGATAGATTGTTAGCAACAGACCCACTTAGTATTCATCACAAGTCATTTGGTAATGTTGAATGGAGTGGGATTAGAATCAATCCAGTGGGTAATGATATATTTGGCAATCAATATCGTCTTGTTACAAGGCCACTCAAACCGTCTGAAGCAGGACATACTATTCGTGGTAAGTTACCTTAACCAACCAAAGAGGCAATACCTATGAGTTTAACAGCAGAGCAAACCTTGATGCACGAAGTAGTGAATCTAATTTCTGATAAATACAGTTACCCTAAGAATGAGCAGATGATAAAAGATGCAGAGAAAATCACTAGCGCTATCTTGAATTACACTAACGACGACAAAGACAAAGAATAACACTAGCCAGCCTTAATACTGCAAGCCTAAACCTCCCTAGTCGGAGGTTTTTTTGTGCCCAAAATTTGGCTGGCAAGCCCGACACCCCTATAAGGTTCGCATAAAACCTTGCTACCCATTAAATTGTTATCAAGCCAATCGCTAGTTGGCGAAACCTGTTTTTTTACGGTAGCCCTCCGACATGGGTAAAGGACAGATTAATGACAGTTGATGCAAATATTTTTATTGATGACAACTTTGATGACGGTGATTGGACACCTCAAAAAGCAGCGCAATACTTGGAAGCAAGTATGAATGGCGATACCGCGCAAGCGGATAGTATCGAGACGCCAGCCGATACCGATGCAGATGAAGTGATTGACACACCTGATGATAAGGATGACGCGCCAGCCACAGAAGCCCCCACTGATGAGCCTAAAGATACTCCGTCGGACGACGATGTTGAAGGCGAGAAAGTGGTCCTAGCTCGTGATGGCGTACACACTATTCCTTATGAAAAGTTGGTCGAAGCGCGTGAGCGTGACCGTGTATCACAAGAAGCGTTAGCCGCTGCCAATGCCGAGTTAGAAATTTTACGCAAGCAAAACCAAACGCCTGCCAATGCCGCACCTACGCAGCAAGAGCAGGATATTGAGACGGCACAGGCCGCAATCGATGCTGGCGTGAACCCTGACTACTTTGGTGACTTCTCTGAAGAAGCTCTGGCAGAAGGTATTAACAAGCTGATTGATGAGCGCGTACAAGCACAAGTGAATGCTCGTGTTGCAGAAGCCTTAAAGCCGATGCAAGCCAAAGAGCAAGAGAGTGCTGAACAAGCCCACATGCGCACAATCTATGAAGCACATCAAGACGCTGACTCAGTGGTTGAAAGTGGTGAGTTTGAGTCGTGGAAGGCAGGCCAACCTTCTTATATTCAAGCCTCTATCAATCAAGTGCTGAATCAGGGTAGTGCTGATCAAGTCGTCGAATTACTCAATAACTATAAGCAATCAACCAATAGCACTGCGACGCCTGCCAAGGCCGAAGACACGCCAGCCGCACCAACGGCTGCTGAGTTAAAAGCCAAGGCACGCGAAGCAATCAAAAATACTGCGCCTGCTGTACCTGCCAGCCTAAGCGACATACCTGGCGGTCATAAAGGCGCAACCAATATCACTGAGCAGATGGACTCCATGTCTGGCATGGAATTGGTTGAAACAATGATGGACTGGTCGCCTGAAAAGCGTAACCAATACTTAAATAATCTCTAGGAGTGGCATAGATGGCTACCAATACCCACGCCGCATACGGCGATCCAAAAAATATGTTCGTACAAGCCGCTGGCTTGTTTGCGACTCACATGCAACGTAACGGTACGATGCAAAAGCTTACAGGCAAAATGCCTAAAGGTACTGCTGGTGCTGAAGCAACACTACGCAAGCAAACCACCCAGCACATGCCAATCGTTCAAGTGCAAGACTTGGGCAAAGGTTCTGGCGATGAAGTCACGTTCAACCTACTTAACCCGGTAGGTGCTTTACCGATTATGGGCAGCAACTATGCTGAAGGCCGTGGTACTGGCATGTCATTCACCACCGACAAGCTACGTGTCAATCAAGCACGTTTCCCAATCGATATGGGCGACTCAATGACCACCATTCGCTCACCAGTAGACTTCCGCGCAGTCGGTCGTCCAGTTGCTGAGAACCTAATGGGCCGCTACGTTGATCAATCGCTACTTGTGCACATGGCTGGTGCTCGTGGTCATCAAGATAACATCGAATGGGTTGTGCCAACAGCTGAGCATGCCAAGTTCAAAGAAATCATGGTCAACCGTGTTAAAGCACCAACCAAAAACCGTCACTACTTAGCAGACGGTGATGGTATCAAGGAGTTTAGCCAGACTGGTGATGAGATTGATATCACTTCAGCTGACATGCTCAAGATGGATACCGTTGACTCAATGAAGTCGCTGATGGACCAAATCGCATTGCCGCCTCCTATCGTCAAGTTTGAAGGCGACATGATGGCAGATGATGACCCATTACGTGTATGGATGTTATCTCCTGCGCAGTACAACAAGTTCGCTGCTGACCCAGCCTTCCGTCAATTCCAAGCTGCTGCGCTGGCTCGTGCCGCACAAGCTGCTGGTCATCCTTTGTTTAAAGGTCAAGCTGGTATCTGGAATGGCTTTTTGATGATCAAGATGCCACGTCCGATTCGCTTCTATGCAGGCGATGAGATGCAGTACTGCACGTCATACACCAGTGAAAACGAAGCGACTGCATTGGTACCAGATTCATTCGGTGAGAAGTTTGCCGTTGACCGTTCGCTCATCTTGGGTGGACAGGCAATCGCTGAAGCAATGGGCGCAGCTCGTCAATCAGGCATTCCTTTCTTCTGGTCTGAAAAGGGTGACTTAGATCATGGTGATAAAGCTGAGCTATTGATTGGTGCTATTCGAGGCGTGTCTAAAATCCGCTTTGATGTCGACACTGGTAATGGCCATGAATTTACTGACTACGGTATCACGGTTGTTGACACTGCCGTTGACTCGTTTGGTCGCGGAAAATAAGGAATAGACAGATGACTACGATTGTAACGAACAAACCAACGGTCACGCATTTTTATACGTTCACAGCGCCTTATGGCAATACCACGACACTTGGTTATAACGTCAAGACCAATGCGCTAGGTATCGTGATGGGTGACAGCGGTACCGCACCAAAAGATGGTGACGTGATTGATATGGGCTTCCTACCTGAAGGCTGGTGCTTGGCAGATGCGCAAGTGTTTGTCACTGAAGGTATGACGGCAACCATGACTGGTAGCTTAGGTTTTGCGTATGCAGATGGTGAAGATGATGCCGATGTACCACAAGACGCTGAGTATTTTGTCAAAGCTGGTGCTGACCTTGCTACTGCTGGTCGCTTACGTGCTGACGGCAGCAAGCTGGTTGTTCTACCTAAGCCTGCGCGTCTGATTCTTACCTTGGCTGGTGTAACCAACGCCAAAGAGTCTGACATTACAGTAACGGTATCAGGTGAGCTGACAGGCGCTAATTAACCTGCCAGCAAGTGATTGAGTCTAAACGATAAATAAAAATAGGCTGGCTGGTTTCAGTCAGTCTATTTTTTTAGGAGCAACCTAGCGATGAGCACAAAAGATGAAGTATCGATTAAGTACATTGGAAAGCGTGAGCCGTGGCATGACCGTCTCTACCGCACTGGCCTTGTCTTTGATTGCAATCAAGTACGCACTATCCCTTGGGATATGGCACGCAAGTTTTTACGTCACGAAGATCTGTTCGAGAAGGTGGATGCTGATGCGAAAGACGAAGGTGATGAGACGCCTGAGAAGCCAGAAGGCGATACGCAGAATGACAGTAATCAAAAGCCTGATGACACGCAAGCACTGCTTGATGAGCAAGAGGCTAAAAATAAAGACAAAGATGATGAGCAAAAAGAGCTGCAAGCTTTGTATGACCAAGTGAACGTCATGGACAAAGATGCACTAAAAGACTTTGCTCAGAACCACTATCAGCAAAACACCAACAACTCAAAATCAGTCGAAAACATCCGTATTGATGTTGTCGGCATGATTGACCAGTTTGGAGCACCGTAATGATTTTGTCTGAATTGATACGCAAGTTTCGTGTTGCAGCTTTTGATATGGAGCAGCCGTATCTATTCGCTGATGAAGACATTACTGACTGGTTGAATGATGCAGTGAAGGAAGCGGCTATTCGTGGTCGCCTGATTCATGATTCTACCACCACTGGTGTTTGCACCATTAGCACGCAGCCTAATGTGTCGGTCTACGCACTACATGAATCGCTATACGAGATTGATTCTATTCACTGGCTAAGCGCTGATGATCCTTATAACGCCAATCCATTGTGCTTAATCTCACAAGAAGAGATGGGTGATATATGGCATGACTGGCGTACTCGTGAACCTGATAGTCCTGAGTATGCCATACAGCGTGACACCAACATTCGTATCGTGCCAGCACCTAACGTGGCTGGCGTGATTGCGCTTGAGGGTTATCGCACACCGTTAGTGCCAATGACGCTTGATACTGACCGTCCTGAGATAAACATTATTCATCATGAATACCTTATTCAGTGGGCACTCCATAAGGGTTTCAAGTCACCAGATGCTGAGACTTTTGACTTAAACCGCGCAGCATTGGCAGAGCAGGAATTTACCGAGTACTTTGGTGAACGCCCTGACTCAGACTTGAGGCGTATCACACGACATGACGTACCCCACACGGTCAAGCCGTTTTGGGTTTAACTTAATTAAGAGAGGGCCTTACCATGGCTAATACACTATACGACGCCGCACGCAAGCGGTTCTTAGAAGGGCAGCTTAACTGGCAGACGGATACCATTAAGGTATTCTTGGTTGATACTGGCGCATACACGCCACAAACCAGCACGCATGAGTATCTGTCGGATATCTCAAGCTCAGCACGTATTGCTGGACCAGTGACGCTGACCAGTAAATCTACCGTTGGCGGTGCCGCTGACGCTGCTGACATTACTTTTACCAGTGTAACTGGTGCGAGTATCGAAGCTATTGTTATCTACAAAGATACGTCAAGCGAAGCAACCAGCCCATTGATTGCTTATATTGATACTGCTACCGGCTTACCTATTACGCCAAACGGCGGTGATATTATTGTGACCTGGGACAATGGGACCAATAAAATCTTTAAGCTGTAAATCAACGACTTAGGTTTAAATTTAGGTTATTGACCCATGTAACAATGGGTCAAGTAAGGAGGTATCTAGTGTCTGACTTAGAAAAAACCAAAACCACGCGCAAGAAGAAGCCGCCAACACAAACCGCTGGCGTGAATGGCATTAATGCTCATGGCGGTATGGGTGAAGCGCCACATGAGCCGCTACAGAATTACGTTAATTGGCAAAAGTTAATAGGCTTGCCAGCGTTTGAAATGTTTGTGTTTGAACAGTCGGGTCAATCGGCTGGCGCGACGGCTGATGAGTGGGTGAAGAATAGACGCGCCGCGATCAGTGACGATATGCTTTACAAGCAGTATGCTGAGTGGCACAAAAATAAAGGATTGTGGGCTGGCGAGAGTCCGGCTGGTGATGTGATATGAATAATAATATCGCAGGTTATCTCGATGCTCAAGAATATCCTTACACTATTGTTGATACTAATGTTCAAGTGGCAGGAGAAGCGGAGGGCTTGAGTTTTTTTGACTCAATGGCAACCTCATCATTGGTTGAAACAACCTCTGTTACAGCTGACACATCAAGATTTGATGATAAAGATAAGGTGCCTGTAATAAAAATCCCTAGTCCCTGGTTTGATTATGACGGCAAACCCGATATTTATGTGGCTGTTATCAATAATTTTGGATTTATCGTTTATGCAAACGGCTTAGACTATAGTAATTTTCCAGTAATTGTTGAAAATGGGGTAAACCCAATTTACATGGAGATGGTAGGGGGTGATTGGTCTTATGCGGGTTTTCACCCTCCGTTGGACGGTGCTATTACACTTAACGTCAACCCTACTATAGATATGGTTCGCACGCCAGCAACAACAGTGACAAAGAAATATGCCGACGGCATGGTGCGAATATCGACAAGCTGGCCCACATCAGGAGTGTCGGGATTTTCTGCGCACCTCCAAGTAGATACTCATGGAAACGTGTTCTTCTTTAGCACTAGATCGGGTTACGATCTTGTGGCCGACAAGATAGCTGGCGCGTCAAGACAGCTTAGCTTCTTAGGGGATTTAAACCCAAACCAAATCTACTGTCTGAGATCTAGCGTAGCTACCGCATCTGGGGTGGTGTATAACCCATCAGGAGGTGTTGCCCCTGATTGCTCTGTAATGGCGTTTGATAGATCTAATGGTAGATTGGTTGGTAGAGCCAAGAGCGACACGCAAGGGCGATACAATATTTTCTGCGCTGCCAGTAAAGGCAGTAAGCTATTTATGGTATGCCTTGACGATGATGGTGTAGCGCCTGACTTTAATGCGCAGATAGTAGATCGCATTATCGTTTAACATAAGGAAGCAGAGTGATTGACGGCGGATTACACAAAGAGGTGCAGCAAGACTTTAATTTTATTGATAAAAGCCCTTTAGGTTACAGTCTTTCTGACACTATTAACTTCAGCGGAGTAGATACACGACCAACAGGTAAGGGTGGTTATGTTTTTGCAAGCGGCATACCTCACCCACACAACCTGCCGTCACCAATAGATGTAACAAAGCTAAGAAACGCCAACGTATTCACTGTCAATTTTAGCCAAGATATAACCCTAACAGGTTCTCAAGACCAGCCTATACCTATAAGCAGCCCTATTGATTTTACGCTTGATGTTGATGGTTATGAGCCGCCAGTAGGTGATGATCAGCTTGTATTCTCAGGCGGTTTTCAGTCTAGTGTTTTTGGTGAACAAGCAGGGCTGTATAACTATCATGCGTTTACATACCCAGCAGCCATACCCGGTAAAGTAAGTTTTGGTACGGCTTCACTAAAAGTAATGCGAGAGTATCTACACCCTAGTGGTTTTGACGCACTTACAATAGACTATCCAGCGATAAGAAATAGAAATAGGAATATAGGCGCTATTGGTATAGCTGCGACACCAGCTTACGGAAAGCCTTATGTTTTTAATTTACTACAGTTTGTAAGAGCATTTGGGTTTAATACAACTAAGTATGGTTCTTCTTTTTGGTGGGGTGGCGTAAAGACTGTTTACCCTCAGTCTTGGCGCTCTACTGGCATTGCTTCACCAAAGCTAGTCAACCTAAGTGCTAATCAAAACGTAATCGCTGGCGGTATCAATCACTCTTACGTGCCAGCGCCTATTGTCAGCCCTCATATAATTTACCCTAATGGGGTTGACTCAAATGAATGGGGTAGAGCTAGGGTTATACCTACCCCTTTGCTGAGGTTCTACGGTTACGACCAAAGTTTACATGGCAATACTACCGTATGGTTTCATACGCGCTCGCTATCAGATAGCGGTACACTAGCTGGCATTGACTCTTATCAATCAGGCTATCCATCTGTTTTTGACCCAACAAGAGAGATACAGGCTCGCTCTATTATTGAGTCAGCAATTTTTGGTGATATTCGCGCTCGTAACTCTTACAGATTTGTTGATATACCGGCGATTGATGATGGTTCGTTTAGTGACTATACCACCGTCACCAATCAGAATAGGCAGCTAAGCCCAAAAGGTTTTGAGCCTTTGCTTTTTGGCGGCAACTCAATAACCAATAAAACGCCGTCACTATGGTTTAAAGGAATTGAGCCACCACTAGCCAGCCTACCATCGATAGGCGCGCTTATAAGGTATGTAGCCCCATCAGGATTTGACAGACTGCTACTTGGTCAGCCTGACGTAATAAAAACGCCTGAGTTTAAAGTACAGGGTTTTTACGCAACAGCTATTACTCCACCAGTTGTCTACAACTACACAAGGTACTTACAACCAAAAGGATTTGATGCGGCTGAGATAGGCAGTCATCGTGCATGGTTTAGGTATCGCTATGTATGTTCAAATGGATTTGACTGGTCGCTTGTTAGTGAGCCAACGCTGACGCATGGTGTTAGAGAAATTATATCTAGTGGTTTTATGCAAGACGCGTATGGCAGGCAAGCATGGGTATCTTACGGCACAAGAAAAGTAGAGCCGCGTTCGATATTTAAAGAGTTTTCGTCTAATCATATGCTGGGCGGTCACCGCACCTTATACGCATCAAGTTTTATCGCTACTGAGTTTGGCACTAGGATTATTCCCGAAAGTACCAGTATTTACACACAAGGATTTATCGCTAGCGCGGCTGGACTTTCTCAATTAGATTTCAAGACAAGGTATATCGAGCCAGCCGGTTATCACATTATAGGTCAGTCATTTCTTGATAGATGGGGTAAGCCGGACGTTTACAACCAAGTACAGCATATCAGCCTTTACCATCAAGGCGATAGCGGTCTAGTGCCACCAAGATGGTCAGACTGGCAATCGATTGAGAATAGAAACAAGGTGGTAGGCGTTATTGGCTTTAGCCCTATACGCTTTGGTTACAGTCAGATAGATAATAATGCAGCGCCATTACTAACACTGGGTATAGCACCACCGTCTGCCGGTCGTGACGATATAAGCATGATTAGTCATGCTATTAGGTTTATCAGCTATGATGGTATAGAGCCGCCACTTATTAGCACATGGGGCGTGGTGCATAACGCAGCGAGAGTTGCTTATCCTGGCAGCAGTATTCACACAGGTTACGGTCAGCCAGCAGTTGTTAATACAAGGCGTGAGTATCGAAACATAGGTATGATTGACTCATTAGAAGCTGGCGCGCCTATGGTGTCTTTTAGAATAAGAACGATTGATATAGAGCCTAGATACTCTATCGAGCCGCCACAAATAAACCTACCTACTATAGACTTGTGGACCAAGTACGTTGATCTAGTGGGCTATCAGACCGGCAAATACGGCTTCCCTTATTTAGATATTAAGTTCAACATCATCTACCCTAAGTATAACCATACTGATAAATTTGGCTATACAGAGCTACGTAACCTAACCCCTGAGCTATTTATTAATGGTCACGACAGCTCAGAGTTTGGACGCGCAAGCATTCGTACTCAATGGCGAAATGTTGACGTTAATGGCTATGACGCAACCCTAATGGGCTTGCTAAGAATATCCGACACCAAGCAATCTGTGTTTATTAGAGGTTGGCTTGACTCAGGAGTAGGTCAGCAACCCGAAGTAATTAAAAACAAAACCAATCCTTATGTGACGCAGACAATATGGCTCACCAGTGAAGCTGGCAACAATGTAGGTAACGGCTTTGGTTTTCATACTGAGCAGTTTGGATATCCAAGATTACACCAAAATATATTAATACCTAGTAGTATTGGTCAGTCGTCTAGGTTTGGCGGTGCATTCTTATGGTCCAGCACCATAAAGATCACAGAGGGTTACGCTTATGACGGTGTTTCTAATAACGCCACTGTGATTAATGTAAACAAAAAGATTAGTGTTCAAGGTATAGATAACACTGTCAATGTTAGTGGAATGGTTAGGTTATCGCCAAACTATATTAGGACCGGTAATTCCGAGCCGACTGGTTATGGCTCTAGTCGTGTCGGCAGACCTAAGTTTGAGTTCTTCCATCGGGGTATCTACGCTTACTCAATAGGTGTTTCATCTAAGTTTGGTATGCCAGCACTAGACTTGTCTATAAAGTATTTACAGGTCGCTCCCATTAGACCGTATTCAATGGGGTTTCCTGAGATACCTAACTTTAAAAGAGAGGCGATAGTAGATACTGGTATAGAAAGCACGATAGACTTCGGCAAGACTGTAGTTAAAAGACCTCCATACACAGGACCGCAAGGTATTAACGTCAGAGGGTTTGTATCTAGTTATATATCAATACAATACGTTCAAAATTTCAACAGAAGCGTGTCAGCAAAAGGTAGCGACAGCCTAGCAATGGGCACTCTTAGATACAATGACCGACCGTTTATGTGGCAAGGCTTGCGTATTGGTCCTCATGTACCACTAATAATAGGTGGTGATGACTTTGTTTCTTTTGGTGATACCACAATACAACTAAAGGTAAGACAGCTTGCGCTTGATGGTTTTGATAGCTTTATGAGTGATTACGACTTTACTAACTTTGATAAACGTATGAGAGTGACTGGAACAACAACAAGTTATGTTGATGATATAAGCTCTAATGCTAGTGGTTTTGACTCATTAATGCTAGGCGATGTTGGCATTAAACTGGGGCAACATTTTATTAGACCTGACGGTAATTCGGATCAATTCAGAAAAGGAGGCTATCATGCCTAGTCAAAGTTTTATGCCGTGTCGCGGTATAGATAACACCTCAGAAGATGCAGCAATGGTACAAGGTGGCCGTGAGCCATTTGTTTATATGCGCGATGTGGTGAACGCCAATGTCACGCCAGCTGGCAAGCTAGATATGATTGCCAGTGGCGGCAAGGTGACAGACAGCAAGTATCGCAATCTATGGCAAAGCCCGTTGCATAAAGACGTGTTTGCCGTGTTTGGTGAGGACTTGGTTAAAGTAAATCCTGACTGGACGCATGATCATCTTATAAATGTTGGCGGCGGCCATGTTGTGTATGAGGTACTAAATAATCACGTCATAGTCGCAAGTAAGAACGGCTTGTTTGTTTATGATGGTTATACGTGCCAGCCATTAACGATTGATAGACCACCAGCGCCTATTGCTATGGGAGATACAGACAGTACGCAGCAGACACGTAGTATTGCTATATCTTGGGTTCGAGGAAGTACAGAGTCGAGCTTGTCTGACTATGTGACAGCTGGCGCAGAAGTTGATGTGGTTCTGCCATTGGTTACAGACCCCACTATTTCTAGCGTGAATATCTATGCTACCAATGTAGGTGGTACTGATATGCAACTAGCAGGCAAGGCGAGCATGGTTGATGTTAATTTTAATATCACTGCCGATCATAAACTAGGCATGGCGGCGCAGTTCGCCCATCTATCGCCCATGCCTACTGGCAAATACCTATGCTACTGGCGTGGTCGTTTAATCACGGCCACCGCCAACGTCATTCGCTTTTCTGAGCCACTGGCCTACCACTTGCACGATGAACGCCACGGCTTTATTCAAACCAGCCAGCGCGTCACCTTTATTCAGCCGGTCGAGAACGGATTATGGGTAGGTCAAACCGATCATGTGATATTCATTCAAGGCACCAGTCCGGACGATATGACCATCTCTATTAAAAGCGCTCAAGCACCGGTCCCAAACAGCGCCATACAGATTAATAGTGATGATATTGGTGAGGCGGCAGAAGGTGGTAGCTTAGTCACGGCATGGCTGGCAAGCAATGGTTATGTCGCTGGCAGTAGTGCTGGACAGATTATTGAATACCAAGCTGGACGCATTAGTAATATCAGTGCGCAGTCCGGCACTACTGTAAGGTTCGACCGAAGACTTGTCACAGCGGTAAACTAATCACGGTTAACCAAATTGTCAAAGGAGACAAAACCGTGAAATCACATAAATCATTAAATCCCGTCTTAGCGAGTGCATTACTAGCAGCGGTAAGCGCGAACGACTACACAAACAATGAAGACGGTAGTATTACCACCGGACAAGGTATTACCGCCAAAGGTGATTACTTTGACCGCATCAATGGCGGCGAGTGGACACGCACCGAAAACCTTATTCCAACTGAGGGCCTTGCGCACATTCTAAACGTTGCGCTTGGCACCACGCCTAAACCTGCCAGCTATCATCTAGCGCTCTTCTCAGCAGCAGCGCAGCCAGCAGCAAGCTGGACAGCCGCAAGTTTTGCCAGTACCGCAAGCGAAATCGTCAGTATGACTGAAGGGTATAGCTCAGCAACACGCCCAACGTGGACGCCAACCAATACTATTACCAACTCAATTGATAACATGGCGGCTGGTAGTGTTGCGAAAGTCACCATGCGAACCGCCAGCAGCTTGACGGTACAAGGTGCAGCCATGCTGACCAATAGCACTAAAGGCGGTACAACTGGCGCGCTCATTAGTGCTAGTAAGTATGCAGCCCCTCGCGTCTTCCAAGACGGTGACACCTATGAAATTGGTTATCGTATCAGCCTGACTGTGTAGGTGAGATATGCACCAGGGTAGGCCGTATGGCTTGCACGTCATTGGCGGCAAGCTAACTGACCGTGACGAAGCTTTTGTATCAGTCACCGCTAAGCGCTTTAGTAATCTAAAAGGCTTATCGTCTATAGATAGCTCGCGCATGGTTTACGATCTGCCTGATGGTGGTTATGTCGTCATACAAGATATGGGTGGTAACTTTAGAGTTATTGCCCACAAAACCAGTCGCGTTGATCAAATTGTTTTTGATGGTGTGGCTATCGACTACATACCTATGCTGTATTCGGGTGTGGTGTTAAACCCAACACCGTTTGCTGACGCTGGCGTACCTATGCGCTTGACAGAAGTTACACGCAAAAGATTGTCCGGTTATGACCCCCGCGCCAACCTGCCAGCGAAGCAACAAACGCTTAATAGATTTAGAGTTGAGTACAATCCCAAGTTTAAGTATTTTGAGCCGGTATATAAAGGCAATACTTTTTTTAGTCAGTACGCCAAGCAGCGCGCCACTTGGTACTCAGGCGCTATGTCGGAGGTAGTGCAGATTGTCGGTGGTTATGGTAAGCAAGATTTAGAGGGTTTGCCTGACAGCACCATAGAGCAAGCAATCTTCAGACTACCGCTGCCAACCATCAATCCTATAAGGATTGAGGTTGCCAACAAGCGACTGCCAGGCTATACCGGCGTGCCTAATACCGATGGTCAGTACCAATACAGTTACGACTTTAACCTATGTCATGGCGTGGCTTTTGATTTAGAGAATAAGCCGTGGCTGCTACAGGTGGCATATAACGGTTTATACGCTATGCCACTTCCTTTAATACCAGCAACTACAACCGCCTCGTTTAGAGAGTACATAGAGTCTGTGGGCGATGACGAGATACTTTATATTCTTGATAGATTTGGCGGTATGCCAAGTGGTGAAAGTTTCCCAATAAGCAAAGGCTTTCAAGCATGGCTGCGCGCTGGTGTGATTATAAAACTGTGCGACACTAAGCATTTTTACGAAAACAGTCCTTTTTACCTTGCTTGCGGCTGGGCATTTAATAGCCGGGGCAGCGAAGCGTTTAATACTTGTTGGAGCTATGATGACAGAGGTATGAAGCACGCTCACGCCTATAAAATAAAAATCAGTCTTGGTGCTGCTATTAATGCAGGCTGGGTCGATAGCAGTAAGCCTTTAAATGGTGAAGATGCAGGAATATTAAACGACTATATATCCAACTTGTTTGGGCAGCTCACCGAAAACACGGATAGGGAACGAGCAATACGCTACAAGATAATGCGCCAGCCTAATAAAGATTTACTTACTCATGCAAAAAACAATACTGGCGATATTAATTATTGGGAAAATTTTATAGATAAACCTATTGCCAATCACTCAGCCAATCTTGTGATGGTATCAAGTGGTCCAGCATACTGGGCTGGCAAGTTTGTAGAGTCTTTCGGTGCGCTTAAATTCCCTGAGTTTACAGGAAACGGCTGCGAGTCTTTCGATATGACGGCACTGGACTATAAAGGACCAGCGGTACGCTGTGATGCAATCGTCTTTGGGTGTTATATCAACGACCAACTCAACGTAGTTAGGTATTTTAAAGACACACGGCAGTTTGCTAGAAAGACCATATCCAACTTTGAAGACATAATGATTATAGGTTCGTGGGAAAAAACAGAAACGTCAGGGTATATGCAGCTTCAAGGGAATTTTTATACCTCTGTTTTTGATGATAGGGAGGTAAACGCCCAAGAGGAATTGGTTACTAAGATAACAGGCGTGGACTTAGGTTATGCGACACCGCAGTTTTGGACACCGCCACTGATGCATATATGGGGAACGCTAAGCCGTTATAGGTATTTTAGTTATAGAACCGAGTCAACATTAATCACCAGCCCCTCTATAAATGTGGCGGTTTGCGTGCCAAGCCTAACAAGGGATTGCGTTTTGTATGCCTACGATAAGCAGTTCGAGTCAAGAATATATAGGGATAAAGTGCAGTTAGGCTCTATGAAAGATGCTACCTCATATCGGATATGGACCTATGATTTTGTTTATCACTTTATTGGCGGTAAAGGTATTGGTAAGCCGTCACCAACGATGGGCGAGAGGGTTTATGCAAACTACGACCCTGAGTACGATTATAGCTCAAACAGTGATTATGCTTTTTATATCGATAGCGGTAATTGGTATGGCGTACCGGAGGGTGGATTTATCGATGTATCGGGCATTTGCTCAAAATACACTTCTCGATCATCAGCCGTACAAAACGTAGGCGGCGTAACAATAGGCGGTGCGCCACCACAAATCAAAGAGTATAGCACCGCAGTAGGCTTGCCAGCTAGGATAGAGGGCAAGGTTAATTGTTCGATAAAAATCGCTGGCGCGTCAACAATAAACAAAGAGCTACCTAGTAGTTTTTACTATAACTTCTCGCCTTACGATACTGGCGCAGGACTTCTGTACTTTCAAAAAGACGCCACATGGATAACAGCTGGCAATCAAGAATACTCAAACACCAGTGAAGAAAAGACAGTTGGGAAACGCGCCTACTGGGGCAGCACCAAACTTGCTGATCATAAGTCAGCGCATTGTTTTATAGGAGTGATTAATGAGTAACTATAGAGATGACAGTCAAGATACGGCGATTGCTAGCAACACAACATTTGGCGGTTTGCGTGCGGTCGTTGAGGAGTTACTGCGCGTATCGGACGCCCTGCTTTTTGGTATTGCTATCACTCTATCTAGTAGCGCGCTTGCCAGCGATGAGGTAATTGATAGTAGCATACAGGTCTTACAAGACAGCGCTTTAATATCTGAACACGTAACAGACATCAAGGCCGCACGCCAGCTACACACTGACAGCGCCAAAGCAAACGAGCAGTATCAGCATGGCTTACTGGCGGTGCAATCTGATAGCGCTACTGCTAATGATGAACTACTGAGCGGCAGCACACGCTCGATTACTACTGACAGCGCCCAAGTATCTGACAGCACGGCCAGCCAGCGTATTGTCACACACTTAATTACAGACAGCGCACGCGCCAAAGATTGTATTACGGCCATTGAGCGCGACTTGATTGTTGATAGCCTAGCTATTACTGACACTACCGCCGATAAGCTGCAAGCGGTACAGTTAATCAATGACAGCGCTGGCGTGACTGATAGTGCTACTGGCAGTATCGCCACCCTTATTACAGACAGCGCCTTTGCTTATGGGCAGCCATTCACTCAGCGCAATGTCGTAAGTTTTGTGGCAGACAGCACGCCTATCGGTGACAGCCTGCTATTCAATCGCGCTGATATTATCATCGATGATGTGGCTATTAGCGACACAACTACTGGCAAGTTTGGCGCTGCTGGCACGCTGATTGATACCGCAGCCATAAGTGATGCTGTCCTCGATAGCATTATTCAAAACGCTATCATCATGGACAGCATTGCTATCACTGATGAGGTGATAGACAAGCTCGATGCCATGGTATTAATCATCGATGGCGCAGTGATTGAGGATAACGTGCTCAGTAGTGGCGGTGCACAAGGTCAGGCGTGGACAGCCAATGTCGATAGTTGGGCCATGAGTCGTTACAACCCTTATAACTATAATCGCTTAGTTGTTATCAATGGCGTGCTATACGGTGAAGCTGATGACGGTATCTATCGACTTGATGAACAAGTGAGCGCGGTAACGGCTAGTGTTAAGACTGGCAAGATGGATTTAGGTAAAGGCGCACTGACACACCCATCAACAGCCTATCTTGAATACGAGCTAAACGGTGGTGCCAGTATGACGGTCAGCACCACGCAAAAAGGAGTAGCGCAGCAATACACCTATATGCTTCCTAGTGAAGTGGCTGACGAGCTTACTAATGGTCGCTTTATCTTTGGTCGCGGCCTGCGTGGTCGTCACTTTGCTTTTGAATTAATCATGATTGGTACACATGGCCATGTAAATGACTTGTTTATCGAGCACACCCCAACCAGTCGGAGAGTATAATGCCATTAACCATTAGAGGTGCCATAGCAGATAATATGCTATACCGAGCTACCGACACGGTAGTTGAAAAGATAAAAGACTTGGATGGCTTGTCTCAGCGATTTAATAACGAGCTATCAGCCGTGTTAAGTGATATTGGCGGTATTACCATCGCTGACGTTGAGGCACCAGTCAGGCCACAAACGCCTGAAGCCATCGTGCCATCATATGAGATAGGTGCGTTCCCTACGTTTGATCCAGCAAACTTATCTATTCCTGCCATGCCAGCCATGACAAACATAGATAAATTTTTGAGCAATCTTGATGTCACTGATCTAGGGCCTGAACCTGAAGCGCCAACAGCAATATCTATTACAGCGCCACAAGCACCCGAGCTTGAGCGAATAGACCTGCCAGCACGTCCAGACATTATCACAACCGTCGACTTCCCTGATGCGCCAACGATTGACGATATTGTGATGCCTGAGCGTAACAGCTCGACCATTACTATCGACATTCCCGACATGCCGACGGTTGACACAATAGCCGCGCCCGATAGACCTGATGTTGATTTATCGGTCAATATGCCGACAGCGCCTACGCTCAAAGAGTATGACGCACCTGTTGAACCCGACTTTGACACCAGTATCACGCTACCCACACTTGATGCTATTGATCAGCTCAATGCGCCTGTCAGACCGAATATTGATACCAACGTAGATATACCGAAAGATTATGAGTTGGTACTGCCTGAGCTTGCAGAATTAGAAGCATTAAAGATAGATGACTTTACTATTCCTGAATTTGAAATACCTGAAGCACCTAATAATGCAGCAGACTTACAACCTTATGAAGATTTTGACGCCGACTGGTGGAAAGGTGATGTCGATAACGAGTATGACAATACGCATTACGACGAGCTGGTCACCGTCGCAAAAGATATGCTGGCACGTCCTGAAAACTTTGGCCTGCCTGATGCCGTTGTAGCAGCGCTATTTAATAAACCTCGTGAGCGTATCAGTAGAGAAGTAGAGCGCGACGTACAAGAGGCGGTCAATACTTTTGCTGCGCGTGGTTTTAGCATGCCGCCAGGTATGCTTGCCAAACAAGCCAATGTCGCAAGGCAAGAAGGCCAGTTACGAGTGGCTGACTTGAACCGTGACATATTCACAGAAGCCAGCAAGATGCAGATCGAAGCGCTTAGGTTTGCCGTGGAAAAAGGCATCGCATTAGAACAAGCTGCGTATGATCGCCATCAAGACATGATTAACCGATTGTTTGAAGTGGCTAAGTACAATGTAGAAGCTGGTTTTCGCTTGTATGAGTATCAGTTCACTATCTTTAATACGCAAAATGAAAGCTATAAGATACTGGTCGATACCTACAAGACCAAACTTGCTATGTTCATCGACGGTATAAGACTGCGCTTAGATAGTAAGCAAGCACAAGGACAGCTTAACGCGCAAGAGTTAGAAGTGTACCGGGCAAAATTGGCAGGCGCGACTGCCGACGCTGAAGTGTTTAAAACCAATATGCTTGCAGTGCAGATGCGTGTTGATATTATTAAGACTCAGTTTGATGCCTATCGTACTGATATGCAGGCTTACGCTGAGCAGTTGGGCGCTGAGCGTTTAAAGATTGAGAAGTACGACGCTGAAATGCGCGGTCAGCAGGCTAAAATCGGTATGGCTCAGACACGCGCTGATATTTATGCCAAACAAATTCAAGCTTATGGCGGCAAGATTGAAGGCGAGCGCTTAAAGCTAGATGCCTATAAAACTCAGATTGAAGGTGAACAGGCACGTCTAGGCGTCGCTAGTACGCAAGCTCAGATATATGGTATCGATATCGATGCTTATAATGCAAGGCTTGGCGGTGAGAAGGTTAAGCTTGAGATGCATGAAGCTGCTTTACGTGGCGAAGCTATCAAGGCTGATATCATGCAGACAGAAGCAGGTATCTATGAGACTGATGTGAGAGCTGCGCTATCTAAAACAGAAGCTGGACGATTGCAGCTTGCCAGCTTTGAGGCGCAAATCAAAGCCAAGCTAGCAGAGCTTGGTATTGGTGAGACGCAGGCGAGAATATATGCCAGCGATATCGATGCTTACAAAGCGCAGAACGACGCCCAAAAAGTTAAGTTCGAGGCATTCGATAGCCAGATTAAGGCAGAGACTGCCAAGGCAGACATTTATGACAGCACCGTCAGAGCCTATGCCAGCCGCGTACAAAGTTACGCCTCTAAGAGTGATGTTAAAGTTAAGCAAGCGCAGATCAATATTGATGCAGCGCGTGCTTACGTGACGACATACTTAGCGGACGTTGATGGGTTTAAAGCAGAGCTGCAAGCAGGGCTTAGTGAGGTTCAATACAATACGCAAGTATTCCAAGCGCAAGTCGATGGCTGGCGCGCTCAAGTTGCTGCAAACACTGCGGACAGCGAAATGCAGTCACGCTATACCGATATGAATACGCGCACCAACTTGGCTTATGCTGAGATGCAAATGAGTGAATACAGTGCTAAAGTCAGTCAAGCGCAAGAGTCTGCACGTATTGCATTACAAGCAGCCACCGCAGCTGGTCAATATACCGCACAGCTCGCAGCAGGTGCTATGAGTGCCGCACACGTATCAGCGAGTATCAGCGGCTCAGGTAGTGCAAGTGTTGGCTCAAGTGATAGCGAAAGCGAATCAACGAGCTACAACTATAGCTACTAATCAATTACCTGTTACGAGAAACAAAACACCCACTACGGTCGTAGTGGGTGTTTTTTTAGGACGTTTCTTTTTTGAAGAGAGTCAGCATATCAATCACCTCTTCAGAATAACCTTCCCTTAAAACTCTTTCGATATCATCTCTTTCAACCCCTGATTTTCTTTGACGCCAAGCTTCAAACTCAGGGCTTTCTACTATTTTATCTGCATCAGGGTGAGCCTTGAAAATAGCAGCAAAATGCACCTCGGCAGTTTCATCAATATTGGTATTGTTGGATTGGCTTTGCTGCGTAGTGGGAATGATCACAGCAGCTAAAATACCTACCGTAAATATTGCAGCAATGGATAAAAAGTATTTTTTGAATAGGCGTTTTTCATCGTTGTCAAAACCATCTTTAGGAATGAAGTAAAAAGCTATATGAACCAGCGGACTAAAAAGCACTGCCGCGATTGCTAACAAAGAATTATATGACCACATGATACGCACGGTTTGAAATAAATACCAAAGCGAAGCAACAAAAGCGATCAGCGCTGCGAATCCCATCGCAAAAATTACAATACTATCCATGACCAAGCCTACCCCTATAAGGTTTTGTGAGACTCAGTATATCCATCATACTAAGTTATTGTCTAATAAAAGTATGGGTGGTCGTTATGGCTTTAGGAATGATGGGCGGTTCAGGTGGTTCTTGGGATGAGGACGAAAAGAAAAAGAAAGCACAGCCGCGTAGTGCTGGCGCTTTAGGGGTGGGCGGTATTGGGCAGTACGCACAGCAAGCAGCAGCCCGAAACCAAGCAGCTCAAGAAGTCAGAACCGCTTACAACCCGACAGAGCAGTCGCGTGCCAACAATTCAGCTGTGTTGAGCGGCTTGGGTGTCAATGTAAAAAACCCTTATGTTTCAGGCGCACCAAAATCTGCGGCTCTTGATAAAAGGAGCCCAAGTGTTTTTGCTGGCAGAGCAAGCGAGCTTGCCAGCCAACCTGTCCAGCAACCAATCAAAGAGACTTATGCGGAGAACGCACAGTCATCTACAGCACCGCGCATTGGCTTTGACCCAGTAAGAAACCCACAATCCATCCAAAACAATACAACAAACTTTCGTATGCCAAATGCACCGCGTCGAACCATGGCAGAGCAGCAAGAACGCCAAGCACTACTGCGTGATGCCAGTACCGCTTATAAAGGCTCGCAAAATGGCCAACTGACTGCTAAGCAGATGGAGTTACGTGCAGGCATTATCGGCGCTGATGATAAGTACAAGAATGATCAGTATGGCGCACAGCTAAGTGCAGCAAGCCAAATGGCCCAAGCACAGATGTCGCAAGATGGGGCCAATCAGCGTGCGGCGCTAGGCGAGTCTGGCAGTAACAACCGAATGAACGCACAGCTTGGCTTTGATGCTGGCAAGTTTCAACAAACCGTCGAACAGCAGCAACAAGCAAACAGCTTGGCCAGTCGTCGCTTGGATATTGAGCAAAACAATTCTGATGTTGCAAACTTTGCACCTAAGCAGCTGAACGCACTCTATGAGAAGTTTGATGCCGCACAAAGCGATGAAGACAGAAGCGCTATTGCCAAACAAATTCAATCATTAAAAGGCACGCCTGACAAGAAAAGCAAGCCAGTGGTTATCACCCAGACAGGTGAGTCACCAATACCAGGCGGCTTGGGCGGTGTTAAAAAGAATCCGTCTGTTATCTACGATCCTGATACTGGCAGTTTCACCAACCTACCAAAAAAAGAGATTAACTTTTCTGATCCTGAAGTCCTTGCCATCGTAGGCAACAGAGACTTGAGTGATGAAGAGATGCAAAATCAAATAGCGGCCCTATACAGTTAAGGTAGATACTGATGGATAACTACAAAGAAGATAAAAAAGACCCAGCAATCGAAGCCGCAAAGCAGCGCAGTCAAGAGATTGCGCGTTTTGTTAAAGAGAATAGAGCTGCGCCCAATAAGGGTGTCGGTGGACACATACGCGATACCGCGCTCAGCGCGCTGTCTGGTGCAGTATCTGTGCCTGAAATGGCGGTCGGTCTGGCTGATATTCCTACTGGCGGTCGCGTCGGTAAGTTTTTAGAAAATGAAGGTGGTTCGTTAGGGTTTCGCCCGAAAGAGGCGAAGGAAGCTATCGCTGGCGCTAAAACTGAACGTAGTCAAGAACAGTTGCGCGACTTTCAAAGCGCTCAAGGTTTTGGGGCTAAGTTTGGGCAGGCGATTGATAACCCAACTTTAATTACCAATACGGTCGTGGAATCCTTACCAGCAATGGGCGCTGGCGGTGTGGTTGGTCGTGGCCTTGGTGCAGTTGCTCCTAAACTATCACCAGTAGCAGCAGGCGCGCTCGGTGAAGGTGCGGTAGGTGCTGGTCTTGCTGCAGAACAGATACGCCAACAAACTGACGATGGCTTATTGACAGGTAAGCAGGCTGGTCTTGCTGCCGCTACTGGTGCTACTACCGCAGGCTTTGGTTTTGCAGGCGGTAGAGTAGCTCAGAAGCTTGGTATTGGTGATGTGGATACCATGATTGCTGGTGGTACTCGTAGCGCAAGCGGACGCGCTGCCACAGAAGGTGCAGAAGCAGCCAATCAGAAGAATATCGTTAGACGTGTCTTAGAAGGCGCTGCCTCAGAAGGCGTGCTAGAAGAATTACCGCAATCAATTTCTGAAACAGTGCTACAAAACATCGCGCTTGGCAACCCTATTGAGGAAGGCGTTGACGATGCCGCTGTGCTTGGCCTGCTATCAGGTGCTGCTATGGGCGGCTTTGCTGGCGGTATTACTCGCAACCGTAAGCCAGATAGTGATATCACCCCGACTGAAGACATGGGGCAAGAAGCGCCTAGACTTGGATTGCCCAATCCAAACAGACCAGGTGGCGGTAACCAGCTTGGCTACCAAGGTGCTATTAGTGATCCAAATAATCCAAACTGGATTGAGAATGCCAATCCTGATTACTTTGATCGTAGTCAAGGTCCAGATGCTAGCCGTATGCGCAACCTAACGCCCGACCCTGAGTTGCCGTTTAATGGCGAGCTTGGTGGTCAGTTTAGTGCTGCGCAAGATGGCACTATCTTCACTGAGGCTGAGTACAACGACTACCTAGCACAGCAACAAGCGCAGGCAAGAGCGGCGCGTGACGCTGGCTTGTCTGATGTGAATGATGTGACGCCAGTGCCGCAAGGCTATGATCAGTTTGGGGGTGATCCACGCCTGCCAGCACCTCGCAGTGATTTTGAAGTGACGCCTGATGGTACCGCACGCACCAGTGCAGATAGTAATACCGCGCTACAACAAGAGCGTGCTGCTAATGCTGAACGTCTTGCTAGCCGACTACGTGGTGATATACAGGACAACACGCCAGTGCCAAGTGAGGCGCGTGGTTTTGGTGACCTAGACTCTATTGATAATCGCAAGCCTTCTGAGCGCATGGGGCTCGACCCAAATAAAGGTGGCCTCAGTGCAGCCGCTGCTATTGCGGTAGATAGTGGCGCAAGTCCAGCCGCTGCCGCTTTTGAACAAGCGAGTGCACCGACCCAAAGCGCTTGGCAAAAAGCCATGAGTGAGCGCATGCAAATGGCTGATCAATCAAGCCCTGAGTACCAGAGCTTAGCGCAAGCCATGGCAAGCGAACCCACGTCTGTGCCTGCAAAAAACAAGATGCTACGCGATGCAGCCAAGCTACCTAGTAGACAAATCGACTCTAAGGCAGTCGACCCAAAGGCTCGCGTCATTGATGAGAGTCGTGCCCAGACCAAAGCGTACACACCTAAAGGTAATGAAGTGCAAGCGCAGTGGGATGTGGTTGATGCAAGCCAGCTTATAACCAGTAACACCGATACTTTCACACCAAACCCTGACTTTCCGTCAGACCGTCAGCCGCGAGACAGAACACGCGCAGGCAGCCAGAAACAAGTCAATGATATCGCCAATAAGTTGCAACCAAATATGCTTGGCGAAAGCTCAGACATATCGACTGGCTCACCATTTATTGGACCTAATGATAATGTGGTTGACTCAGGCAATGGTCGCACCATGGCAATCAGACGCGCTTATAAGGAAGGGGGCGAGAAGGCGCAAGCATACCGTCAGTTTGTCAGTGAGAGCGCTGGCAAGTACGGCCTTGATACCAATGCGGTCAATAACATGCAAGCGCCAGTATTGGTGCGACGCAATATGTCGAACATGGATAGAAATCAGTTTGCTAGTGAAGCAAACCAAACGTCAGTGGCTCGCATGAGCTCAACTGAGCAAGCGGCAACTGATGCTAAGCAATTGCCTGATGCCAGTCTTTTATCGTTTGGTAGTGATGGCGCGATGAATCTCTATCAAAGTAGCAACTACATTAAAAACTTTATTGCAGGCCTGCCCAGTACTGAGCAGGCTAGTATGATGGACGATAACGGTGCGCTATCGCAAGAAGGTAAGCGTCGCGTAGAAGCTGCCATCATTCAAGACGCTTATGACGCACCCAACCTTGTCACAGCTATATCTGAAACCTTGGGCGAAGGCTCAAAAAATATTTTGAAGGTAGTGACCGATAAAGCGCCACAGATCAGTCAAATAAATAACGATGCGAAAAGCGGTGATGCCTATGAGAACACACTGTCTAAAGATATTGCTGATGCTGCCCAAGCCTATATGGATATTACCAAGAGTGGTCAAGACGTTGAGTCTTACTTGTCACAAGATGCTTTGTTCGATGATGGGTTAAGCGTTGGCGCCAAAGACATTCTAAAATCGTTCTATGACAACAGACGTTCTGCTAAAGCAATGGGCGAGAACATCCAAGAGCGTATCAATCAGATAACAGGTCGTGGTAATCCAAAACAGGGCGGCTTTTCTTTTGACGACGATATAGAAACTCCAGCACAAACCTCACAAGCTCCGCAAGCAGCTAGTGAAAATGGAAGTCCAGAGGTGCAGGACTTGCCAGCAACTAACCCAGAGGTCACCGCCAGCAGCAATGAAGTCGAGATAACGGAAGAGCAGCAGCAAAAAAGCTACGCGCAGGTTCAAACCGAAGTCGCTGACGAGATGGGTATTACTACCAATGAAGATGGCGAGTATGATATTAGTGACGCTCAGTTTGATGTGATGGAAGGCCGTGTTCGTGAGCGTATGGAAGCACAAGCCAATAGTCCTGAAACCGAGTTGGCAGAAAAGCATGGTTTTAATGAAGGTAATAAGCTGGATCATGGCGAGCTGTCTATCCCTAATCGCACAAAAAATATTGATAACGAGCTTGATAAGTACAAAGCGGATAAGGCAAAGCTTGATGCCAAAAAACGTGATGAAGTAAAAGCTAAAAATACCGAGAAGGCAGACGCAGAAAAAGCACGCCTAGCACCCATACAAGAACAGGCTCAAGCAGAATATAAGCAGTACGGCACAGCCATGGTCAGCGCTTATAAAGATAGACTTGAAGCTCAAGGGGTGAGTGCGCGTGACTTTATACGTGATGAAGCAAAATACAATCCTGAGTCTTTCTTGAAGTTATCTAAGAAGTTCCAAGAAGAACAGCAAGCCGCAACTCAAGCACCTGCAGAAGTAGCACCAGAAACCAAAAAATCTGCCGAGGTTGGTGAGTCAAATAACAACCCAACTCCTACTGGCGACTGGCAAACGCAAGTGAATGGCAATGAGTTCCGTATCAATGAGGATGGAGTAACTGTACGCAAGCATGACCGAGTTGTTCATATTCGTGGTGCAAATTCTATAGCAGCCAACAAGAAAGCAAAAGAACTTGTCAGCCAAGACATTCGAGAGCTTCATTACATTGCTGCCAAAGATGATATTAATAACCCGTTTAGTGAGGGTTCTATCTGGCTTAATGGTCAAGGTGATATGATTCGCAAAAAAGGAACCAAAAAACCTACTGGATCTCTACTGCCAATCCTAAAGCAAGCTGAGAGCACAGCTAAGACCACGCCTAAAAAAGCAGATAAGCCAGACGCGACCACCAAGCCAGTCACAGAGATTGAAGACTTTGGCGAGAAGATAACTGGTGCGCGTAAGGATATGGATTCGTTCCATCAAAAAGAAATCACTGATGATGATATTGTCAACCAGCCGCTTAGTAAGATATGGCCAAAGAAAGATGTTGAGTTTATTGAAAATAAAGAGCAGGCAGCATTGGCTACTGTCTTCCGTGGTGCGATACCGACCAAGCCAAGAAAAGGCTACAAGCTTAGAAACTGGGTAGAAACCGTAAAGACTTTTCGCGGTGTTATGCAAAGCATGCTTGGCGATACCATTCCATTAGATAAGATTATGGATGGACTAATGACAAGCGAGAGTATGAGTGGGTATGCATATCATGCAAAACTACTTAATCAGGTAGACAGAGAGCAGTGGTCGCGTATCACTAAGGTTGACCCTCGTATCGGCTCTAAACAAAGAGAAGAAGATGGAAGCTACACACCTTTCATGGGCTTTGTGGTGACGATAGATAAAAAGGTACATATTCTTAAAACCGAAAACAGAGATATGTCCGAGCTTGCTGACCAGGTGAATGAGCTGTTATCAGGTGAAGTGAAAGCACCGACTTTAAAATTTGATTTATATAGTCGCGGTCGCGGTGACAATAAGTCATGGTTTATCACACAAGCCAGTGATAAAGATAAGACGCCACTAATTGAGTTTAACGACAGAGATACTGCAAGGGTTTTTTTAAAGGACAACAACAATGATTTGTCCGAGCTGTGGGATCAGCACAAAGAAAAAGTGAATGTTAAAAAGTCTGATGTTCGATCAAAGGTGACTCGTGACCGCATAGGTCCTGACCATCGTGGCGGCCTCGATATAACGACTGAGCAATTTATGAAGGCGTTTGGCTTACGCGGTGGTCAGTTTGGTAACTGGGTAACGCAAAATACCAAAGACGAAACCACTCGTCAGAGTATGCTAAACGATACTTATGATGCCTTTATGGACTTGGCAGGCGTGTTAAATATTCCACCAGAAGCGATTGGCTTGGGCGGTAAGCTTGGCATGTCGTTTGGTGCGCGTGGTAAAGGCAATGCCATGGCCCACTATGAGCCATCACAAGTGATCATCAACTTAACCAAAACCAAAGGTGCAGGCTCGCTTGCGCACGAATGGTTTCATGCGCTAGACAATCACTTTACCTCGTTCCGTGATGACCCTAACCGAATGACCAGTAAAGAGAATGCTTATATCACCTATAAGCCTGAACCAATGCTGATTATGAAAGACCAGAACGGCAAGCCTAGCCGTATGCGTCCAATAACAGAAGCGCGTCGTAAGCAAATTTACGACATGAATAAGAATAAGGCTTATTTGCCTGAAAACTTTATGCCCGACCCTAATCATAAAGAAGGCGTGCGACCACAAGTTGAAGAAGTTTTTGCAGATTTGGTGGAGACGCTAGATGAATCGCCAATGAAAGGGCGTGCGATCACTATTGATAAGGGAGCGCCTGACGGTTACTGGTCACGTATCATCGAGCGCGCTGCGCGCGCCTTTGAAGGATATATTATCCACAAGCTAGACCAGAAAGGTGCTCGTAGTGACTTCTTAGCCAATGTCACGCCAGAAGATGCCTTCCCTCGCAATATGGATAGATACCCATACTTACTAGAAAGTGAGATGGCACCAGTGGCTGAAGCGTTTGATAATCTGTTTGCCACCATTGACAGCAAAGCGTCAGAAGACGGTAACGGCAAGACGTTGTTTAGCCGCGCAGGACAAATGAGCCAAACGATTGAGAACGTAAAGGCTAACGCAATAGGTTCAACCAACACCACGCGCCAGCAAGTTATTAATAAATTGAGCAGCAAGTTTGGCAAAGAGACTATCAATAAGCTCATTGCTGACGGCAAGCTTGATATCAAAGTGCTGTCAGACTTTGTGCGAAACGGCAGGCTCACTATCCCTAGTGATGTTGATGGCTTGTACTTAAACGGCAAGGCCACGTTGATTGCTGACAACCTATCAGATGAGATGATCATCCCAACATTCCTGCATGAGCTTGGTGGCCATGGTGGTATGCAAACGCTGATGGATAAAAAAGCCTACAACGCACTGATGAAAGACTTTGATGCGCTCGTAGCAGCTGGCGATCCACTGGCAGTACAGGCCAAATCCATCGCTGATAAAGTTGCACGCAGTAAGCAAGAGGCGCTTGATGAATACCTACCATACTTGCTGACACTCGCATCACGCAAACAAGTCAGACAAGGCAAGATAGCTGGCATGATTAATCGTATGGTCATGGCAGTACGTTCGTTCCTGCGTAACACATTAGGCGTGGCGATTAGGATTAACTCGCAAGACATCTTGTCACTTGCTGAGCGTATGGTAAATGAGGTTGAAAAGCAAAGTTCAGCGTTTGGCGCCATGAACGCCATGCCGCAGTTTAGTGACCCCAAAAATCCTGATATGAAATTCAGTAGTCCTGACGTACCAGCCAAGCAGGTTGATGATGTTCGAGCTAAGTTTGAGGGTACTGACCAATGGATGAAAGCGCCTAATGGTAGTGACACCAATCTGAACGAGCAGCAATGGTTGCAAGTTCGCACGCCAGCCTTTAAACAGTGGTTTGGTGATTGGGAGGGCGATGCTGCCAATGCTAGCAAGGTGGTTGATGATAATGGCGAGCCGATGGTGGTTTATCATGGTACGCCTAATAATAATTTCAACACGTTTGATAAGTTAAAGCAGACAACAAACACAGGGTTTTCCGAAAGCAATGCTTTTTTCTTCACACCTCACATCGAGTATGCAACAGGTTATTCTGAGTTCTATGAAGATAGTGACGAGAATATAGAGTGGATGATGGAGAATGAAGGCATGCCGCTGAGTGAAGATAGAGGCGTTAAGCATGTTTTTCTAAAAATCATAAACCCAGCCTATGGTAATACAGGACATAGAGGTGCTGGCAAAGTGCTATCGGACGCTGAAAGAAATGGCAGCGATGGTGTACTGTCTAATCAAACGGGCAATATCGGAGCTGAGATTGCGGTATTCGAGCCAACACAAATCAAATCAGCCACCAATAACACTGGTGCGTTCGATGGTTCAAATCCTGACATTCGTTTTAGCCGAGCAGCTGGCGCGACCGATCAGTTTGATCCCAAGTCTATTGCTCGTGAGTCTATGACACGCTTCTATGATTGGGTGAGCTCAGCACCGCCCGGCAAACTTTCATGGTGGCACAAGACAATTGGTACGATGTATAACTTGGCACAGCGCAATCCGTATTTTAAGCCAGTGTTTGAAAGCACTGAGAAGTTTATCAATGATGTCTCGTTCTATGCCTCTAAAGCCAGTGAGCTTGCGCCAAGACTATTGCCACAGCTTGACTCGATCCGAGATATCACAAAGTCCGCTATCGGTGCCAAAGATAATGAAGCGTTAAGCAAACCAATTTTTGAAGGCACGCTGCTATGGGGCCGTGACCTTGACGGTAAAGCGGTACTCATTGAAGACTGGCGTAAAAAGGTAATGGCCAGCTCAAAGCAAGACAGACTGCAGATGCTCAAAGATGCTAATCGCATCACGCCAGCACAGCTGCAAGAGCTTGCCACGCTGAACAATATTCAAGCCAATCGCTTTATCAATGGCATTATCGATGAAGAGGTAAACGCTGGTCTTGTCTGGACAGATAACGAGCTGCGCTCTAAATTTGACTTGAACGATGAGCAAATTGGATTGTATCGTGAGTTCCGCGCTGCGACTGACAATAGCCTTGATAGCATGACGCGCTCAGACATGCTCAGACGTTTGGGCAAAGATGCAGCTGTTATTGAAGCAGAAGTGATGGAGGCTGGCACGTTACGTGAAGCGGTATTTACTATCGAGCAGCATATCAACGCTTTGATCAACGATGCACCTAAAAAAGAGAAGTCACTACGAAATACGTTTAAAGATATTAAAGAGTCGCAGTTCCGCACCAATGAGCTGATGGATAATGGTTATGCGCCACTGTCACGTTTTGGCCAATACACCGTTGATGTTGTAGACGCAGATGGTAACCGTGAATACTTTGGTATGTTTGAGTCTGCTTATGAAGCTCGTAAGATGGAAGCTGAGATGAAGGCATTGTATGACGGTGATGGTTATGAAGTCAGTCGCGGTGCTTTGTCTAATGAAGAGTTTAAGTTGTTCGCTGGCGTGACGCCTGAGACGGCTGAATTGTTTGGTGAAATGATGGGGCTTGATGCGACAGGCGACAAAGCAGCTGACGATGCATTCCAAGAATACTTACGTCGCACCAAAAACAACCGTAGCACCATGAAGCGCTTGATGCACCGTAAAGGCATCAAGGGTTATTCCGAAGACGTTGGCCGTGTGCTGGCAAGCTTTATCTACTCAAACGCTCGTCATACGTCAGCTGCTTTAAATATGGGTAACCTTGACCGCAGTATTCAGGACATACCAAAAGGGGAAGGTCAGTTAAAAGATGCCGCGGTTAAACTGGCGCAGTACATTAAAAACCCACAAGAGGAAGGTCAGCTTATTCGTGGTTGGATGTTTGCGCAATACTTGGGTGGTTCGATTGCCTCCGCTGTGGTCAACATCACGCAGCCTATCGCGGTATCGTTCCCTTATCTGAGTCAATTCGGTGGTGGGGTGAAAGCTGCAGCAGAGCTTAGCCGGTCATCAAGTGATTGGGCAAAGTCGCTCAAGAATAGAAACAATGATCACTTTGAATCGGATTTGCAAAAAGCGATTGAGCGTGCAGAAGCGGACGGCACACTGTCACCGCAAGAAGTGCACAACCTACTCAAGCAAGCCAGCGGTAAAAATCCACTGCAAGCAGGTGACGGTACCAAGTATGGCGATAGTAAGGCTGCTTTACAAAACACTTTCTCGCGTATCAGTCTTGGTTGGGGTACTTTGTTCAGTCTAGCTGAGCAGATTAACCGTCGCGTGACTTTTGTGGCCGCTTATCGTATGGCAAAAGAGCAAGGTATGGCTGATCCAGCAGACTTTGCTACCAAGTCTATTAAAGAGACGCAGTTTGTCTACAATAAAGCCTCACGTATGAATTGGGGTCGCGGTGCGGTTGGTGGCACACTCATGACCTTTAAGACTTACACTGTCTCTTATATGGAGCTCATGCACAGACTATGGACGCAAGGCGATAAGGGATCACAAGAACGTGCGCAAGGGCGTAAGGCTGCCATGCTGATGATGGGTACACTCTTTATGCTAGGCGGTGCAGGCGGCTTGCCGTTTATGGAAGACATCGAGGACGTTATTGATGGCGCAGGTCAAATCATGGGTTATAACTTCTCAACGCGAAAATCACGTCAAGACTTTTTAGATGCATGGTTGGGTGAGTTGGCAGGCGACTTCATTGAGTCTGGTATCTCAAGCATACCCGGTTCGCCAACAGATGTATCGGGTCGACTCGGTATGGACAACTTAATACCAGGCACAGGTATCTTTAAAGAGCGTACTGACAATACTCGTGACGCTCTTGAGTTACTAGGTCCAGCAGGTGACTTTAGTGCACGTATGCTTGGTGGTAGTCGTGAGATCCTAAAAGGTGTGGCCAATATTGATGGTCGTCAGATCAGAAATGGTGCACTTGAGCTATCACCGGTCGCAGTGCGTAACGCTGCTAAAGGTGCTGGCATGTTGGTCAGTGGCACTTACAAAGATACGAAAGGCTATAAGGTTTCTGATGTCACACCTATCGACGCTGTGTTCAAAGGCATTGGTTTTCAGCCAAAGAGCGTGTCAAAAATTCAGCAAGCAAACTATCTTGGTCAGTCGTCAACGTCTTACTACAATTTACGCGCCTCAGATATCAGAGCGTTATGGGCCGCTGGCGTGTCAGAAGGCAATCAGGCAAAAGTGGCTGATGCTCGTGCTGCAGTTGCAGATTGGAATAAGAAAAACCCTGAGCAGCCTATCGTTATTAAACCAAACGATATCGCTCGTCGTGTGCGTGAGATGAATATGGACAAATCAGATCGCGTCGTCAAGCTGGCACCTAAGTCAATGCGTGGTCAGATGGCGCAAGACTTCGCTCAGGTGCGCGAAGGTTTATAACCAACTGCCTAGCAATCCTCGGTACTTCAAGCCCTACATTAATATGTAGGGCTTTTTGTTTGTAACATTCCAGCCTACGCACACCCCTATAAGGTTCGCCAGCCAGCACCTATCTTGATTAAATAGTGACTATTGAAACGGTATACAAATCTATTAATCAGAAAGAGGATAACCCATGGCAGAGCTACCTAATAAAGTCACTAAAGAAGACCTTGAGCATTTAGTGGCTCAAAGCAACACCATCTTCACTAATCCAGCAGGCACGCTGACACATTGCGTTATTACTTTGCCTTGCGGTTATACCGTTACTGGTGAATCAGCTTGTGTTGATCCAGCCAATTACAACAAAGAGCTTGGCGAGAAATACGCACTTGAGCAAGCCGTAGATAAGTTGTGGCCACTCGAAGGCTATCTGTTGGCCAATGATTTGTATCGTGCCAAACAGCCGACCAGCTTTGTTTCTCGCATGGTGTTTGAGCAATCAGATTTGAACGAAAAGCTTGAAAAGCTAACTAAGTTCTTAGATCAACCAAAGCCTGACTTTGTAGAGCAATCTCAGTGGGAGCTCATGAAGGACCAGCAAGAGGCGATGGTTAGTTATTTTAATATTCTTGAAAAACGCATTACTTTGACTTTAGGTGATGAACCTAAATTATTGAAGTCGCCGCAATGAGCCTACTCAAGCAGTGTGATGTTGCAGACATTAATAGCAACAACTATCACCCATACGCTACGTGCTGCGGTAAATGTGAGAAGTTTGAGCGTGAAAAACCTTATCAATCTCAATTACTGGCACAGCATATCGCAGACGCAAGACGATCAGAAATAGAATACAGGCTAAAGAATATGAAACGATTTAACGCACTAAAAAAAGTCAATGCTACGCCAATGACTCGCCAAGCGTACAACGATTATCGTGGCTGGACATTACCAGAAGACGAAAACGGTGATGATGAAGGCTACCTAACCGAAGATATCAATGGTCCTATAAATACAGATGAATTTATGGGCTACGTATCTTGGACACCCAAAGCTATGTTTGAAGATCAGTTTTATGAATGTACTGCGGGACAAGCTTCTTATGGACCTGCAGATCCTGACCACGAATTGACCGACGATGAAGTTGCAACGCTGGCAAGTGGTGGCTCTTTGTGCGATTGCTGTGAGTTTGTACAAGTAGGTGGAGACTGTCCTATTGAAGAAGGTGATGAGTTTGATTTTGGCTCGGCAATTCACTTGCTAAAAATTGGCAAAAAAGTTGCGCGTAAAGGTTGGAACGGTGCAGGCATGTACGTTTATTACGTACCAGCCGCAAGTTATCCAGTAGAGCGTAATAACCTAGAAACGATGGGCGGTGAGTTTGAAAACGATATGGTGCCATACCGTGAATACCTCGCACTCAAAACCGCGCAAGGTGACGTAGCAACATGGTCGCCCAGTGTTTCAGACGCACTCGCAACCGACTGGTGCCTCGCCTAAATTAAGCGCAGCAAAGGACAGATCAATGACAATTCGAGCCAGTATTGGTAACGGCATTATAGCGACAGTGGGTTATGTTGCGACAAAAGCGGCAGCACTGTCTTCCGTGAGCACACTGGCAGATGGCGCAGAAAGCGCTACTGAGGTATCAGCACCTACAGGTGTGTATCTTCTACAGCTATCAGACCCTTATGTGCTTGTCGGGTTTACGGTTCCAAACTGGCTTGGCCTCGTGTTCTTTGTTATCGCGCTTATTTGCGGCACCATTGCTGGCGTGAACCAAAAAACACCAGTCGATGATAAATTCAAACGTGCTTATTTAAAGCCATTTTACAGCTTGGGCTTTGGCATATTAGTTACCTTGTTTGTTGTGCCAACCTTCTATCCTGATATCACTATCTGGAGTCTGATTGTTCCGGCAGCCTTTTTTGCTGCCATTGGCTCAGTGGTTATCTACTATGTGATTGCTTTTTTTATATCAGAAAAACTATGGGCGGTCATAAACACTGAGGCTCATAGCTCTGCGCCTGAGATGATAAAGGCTATCTTTAGTTACCTTAAAGGTATTTTGATGGCGGTTATCGGGAGGTCGGATAAATGATCACCTTCAATCTAGAGCTTTTTAACACTTCACTTGCGCTGATTGGTATCGCTGGCTGGAGTTGGGTGTGGTGGTTTGGAAAGTACAAGACAGGGCGCACCATACGCACACAAACAGGCGTAATGGCTTTTGGTGTGATCTGGATACTACTATTTTTGGCAGACACCGCGCAGCACCTGCAACCAACCAGTCTAACCGTAATCAGTCGAGCATTGGTTTTGATTGGCTTATGGTGCTGTATGCCGCTACTTAAAACACAAGACACAATAGAAGATGAAGAGGTAGAAGATGACGAACATGACAGTATCTAGTGTTGCTGACGCTGATATATTCCAAGCATTACGCCAGCACTTAGAGCCAAAAAATCTATCACAGCTTATGGTTGATATAACCAATAAAGCAATGGAGGACGCAGCATTTCGTGACGAGCTGGTTGAGCGCTTAGGTGTAACGTCAGTGGTGTCAACAGAAACGCGCCCATACAATCTGACACTAGCCAATCTGCGTAAGGTTTATTCCACTGTTAATGCTGATGCGATCAGCGTTATCTTAAAGTACGCACCGCAGTACGACATTCTGACTAAAAAGCAGATGTGCGCTTTTATTGCCAATTGCATTATCGAGTCGAATGGATTTAACGCCAAGCGCGAAAGTTTTGCCTACAGCCCTGAGCGTTTGCGCAAAGTGTTTAGCACTCGCATACCATCTATTTCAGCAGCCAAAAACCTGATTGCCAAAGGGCAGGTTGCCGTTGCCAACTATTTATATGGTGGTCGCTATGGCAATCGCCCCGGCACGAATGACGGTTGGGATTATCGCGGTGGCGGCCTAACCATGAACACCTTTAGAGATGGTTACTTTATTCTTCAAAACATGACTGGTATTAAGTTTGGTGATAACCCTAAGTTGATTGAAGAGTTGGAAAATTCAGTACGTGCAGCGATGGCTTTTTGGCAACTAAATGGCTGTAATGCTATGGCAGAAAAAATCAATACTTATGATGACGGTTATACGCTAAATACACTGACATCAAAAGGCGTTGAAACGAACGACTATAAAATGAATTATGGCGCACGTATTATTCGTCGAACCGTCAATGGTGGTTTTAACGGTTATGAAGAATTTTGCGAGACGTTAGAGAAGTGCTTGCGCTACTTGTAGATATACACGAAAAAAAACCGCTAATGATTAGCGGTTTTTTTTCGTGTGTAGAATACGATTTATAATAGATTCTAACACACCATAAGCACACAGATATTGAATAATAATATAAAAACCTTTTAAATCATTGGCTTATAATTCTGTGTGCGCTCCCGCCATCTCCACCAAACATTAAAAATCCGATCACTTAGGTGGTCGGATTTTTTTTGTCTAAATTTTATGGTTAATTAAAGAAACAATGATACCAATAAACTTTTGATGAGAAAGTAAAAACTATTTATATAGAGTAATCATCAAGTCTTTGAAGTTGAATCACAGTTTTTCGTCGCCTATGGAGAACATAATATTAACTTGTCTTAAAGAATAATTCTGATTATTCTTAGTTGAGGCCTATTCTTCGCATCAGGCAATGCAGTAGCAAGAATAAGCGGACTTTCAAATAACTACAGGGAATGTATTATGTTAGGAAAAATGATGTATCAGCCATTGCTGATCAGTGGTCTAATCGAACACGCTGCCCGTTATCATGGTGATACGGCGGTTTTGTCCAAAGAAGTCGATGGACAGATGACTCATACCAATTGGCGTACTGTCTCAGATAACTCAAAACGATTGGCCAATGCGTTGGCTACACTGGGACTTAAATCATCAGAACGCATAGCAACTTTGGCTTGGAACAATCGTCGTCATTTAGAAGCTTGGTATGCGATTTCAGGCAGTGGCATGGTTTGCCATACTATCAATCCACGTTTGTTCCCCGAGCAGCTTAGCTACATTATCAATGACGCTGATGATCGTGTGCTATTTTTTGATACTACTTTCCTACCGCTAATTATGGCAATCAAAGAGCATATCAAAGGTGTTGAATACTTCATTTGTCTAAGTGATCGAGATGATAGTATCGTAGAGAAACTGCCTAATGTACTGTTCTTTGATGAGCTATTAGCAGAAAACTCTACTGACTTTGACTGGCCTCAATTCGATGAAGCAACAGCCAGCTCTTTATGCTACACCTCAGGAACTACCGGTAATCCTAAAGGTATTTTATATACTCATCGCTCTTCTGTGCTGCATGCGATGGCATTGTGCATGCCTGATGTCTCCGCGCTCTCTGCACAAGACGTTTTGTTACCCGTAGTACCGATGTTCCATGTCAATGCGTGGGGCACACCTTATGCAGCTGCCCTGACTGGTTGCTCTCTCATACTTCCTGGTCCAAATCTCGATGGTGACAGCCTAGTATCTCTCATTGATGATTGTCATGTTACGGTTGCTCTAGGGGTTCCAACAATCTGGCAAAGCCTATTAACCGCTGCCAAAGCCAGAGGTAGTAAGCTTGATAGCATGACGCGTACTATCGTCGGAGGAGCCGCATGCCCACCATCAGTAATCAAAACGTTCAGAGAAGACTTTAACTGCGATGCGGTGCATGGTTGGGGCATGACAGAAACCAGCCCACTTGGAACGATGAATCAAATAAAAGCCAAGCATAAATCGCTGAGTAAAGATGAGATTAATGAGTTGCGTAACTCTCAAGGTCGTCCACCTTACGGCGTTCAGCTACGTCTCATAGATACTGACGAGCCGCTACAGCGAGTCGAAGAAGATGGTATGTCTCAAGGTCGTTTACAGATTAAAGGGCATTGGATCATCAATGATTATTACACAGAAAATCCTGATGCGATAACTGAAGATGGTTGGTTCGACACAGGCGATATTGCAACCATTGATGCCGATGGCTATATGAATATTCGGGATCGCTCAAAAGATTTGATTAAATCTGGTGGAGAATGGATATCGTCAGTAGAGCTAGAAAACATCGCAGTCGCCCATCCGCAGATAAGAATGGCGGCCGCTATTGCTGCAAAGCATAAAAAGTGGAGCGAACGTCCAGTACTGATTGTGGTGAAGGAGCCAGATTCAGAAATCGATGAGTCGCAAGTACTGAGCTTTTACGAAGGTAAAATCGCCAGCTGGCAAATACCTGATAAAGTTATATTTGTAGATAACATCGTGCTAAATGGCGCTGGGAAAATGGTCAAAAAGGATTTGCGTGATGACTATGGCAACGTATTGTTGGATAGCTGA